GCTTGCAAGGCGTACGGAATCGATTTCGTAGTTCCTGATCGCAAGGGTGGCCACAACGCCGGAGCGCTCGCGGCGATGGCCGTCAAGCCGATCGCTGAGCGTCTGCCGCACGTAACCCACAAGCAGGTGATGGACGTCATCGACCGCGTCATGGGCGAACGCCACGGCAGTCAGTGGTTCAACGCCGCAAACAACCAGGACGCCGTCGCGCAGGCCATCGTCGAGCTCGTGGAGACCGGCCGCGACCTCGGCGATATCCATACCCACGACGCCGCTATGCACGAGCGGACATGGGATGCTGTCTTTGCGGCGTGCGTGGGTGTCATCGGGGACGACACGGGGTCGCACGCGACCGCCATAGAGATCGCCGACCGAGCCTGCAAAGCGCTCGAGACGAAGCCGGCGAAGTACGGTAACGGGTAGCTCGCAACCCTGCATCCCATCCTGCGAGACCAGGTCCTATCCAAGGTTTGCTCGCTGGCCTCAGCAGCGAGACTTAGGCGATTGCATCAATTGGTTCCCAGCGACCCTACATTTTGCTGGGCACGGCTGTCGTCGCATCCGATACTGACGGAATGCTGTTCGCACTGGCGCTCGCCACGACCTGCATCAACCCTGTCGACTTCGGCGCCGATCCGACCGACGACCTCGACGACACCGCGCAACTCCAGGCGGCGATCGACGCGACACCGCCGCGCGGGACGCTATGCATCCCGCGCGGCCACCTTCGCGTGCACCGCCGCGGCTCCGGTCCTGGCATCTGGGACCGGTTTGCAGCTGTGAGCACGCACCATAACGGCCTCACCGTGCAGGGCGTGAAGGGGGGATCGTTCGTGGACCTCGTGGGTGACCAGGGCGCGCAGGCGACCACCCTGTGGGCCATCAATGCCGGCGCCAAGAACATCGTGTTCGATGGCGTGACGCTCACCAGCACCAACGCCTGGAACACCGATGAGCAGACCCACCTGTGGGGCACAAACGGCATCTGCTCGCAGGCCATGGGCACCTGCACGCCGATCGTCGGCCTCACCATCCGCAACAGCGAGTGCATCCACCCGCGCGGCGTCACCCGCCGCGGCGACTGCATCCGCCTGCTGGGCGACGGCCTCAGCACGCTCCTGATGGACGTGGTCATCGAGGACAATATCCTTGATGGAGCTCGCTCGTGCGTCGGCGTGCAGCGCGGCGTCCGCGGTCTCATGTTCCGCCGCAACACTTGCAAGGGCGCAACGGCGGACCAGCACTTCGACATGGAGGTGACCGGCTGGGCGCCGGGCCTCGAGGTCATGGACGTCACCATCACCGAGAACAAGTTCATCAGCGGCCCCAGCACGCAGGGCGACTACGACATCGCGATCACCACGGCCGCCAACGTCGAGATCTACAACAACCAGCACATCGGCATCGGCCGCGGGATCTCGGTCGTCCGCTCGTCCGGCGTGTCCATCCACGACGAGACCATCTGGATGCGCTCGAGGGCACCGCTGGTCCCGGGCAAGGACGGCCAGGGCGTCATCGAGGTCAGCAACACCTGCAGCGCGACGAGCACTGCGCCGGACGGCTCGACGGTCCTGTCCGTTCTGCGCGTGACCGACAACAAGCTCGTGCGCGAGGGTTCTCCGGGGCCGATGGTGCGCATCGTGCCGCACGGCACCGGCACCTGTGACGACGCGATCGTGTCGGACAATGCCATGACACAGTCCACGCCCAGCTTCGGGGTGTACAGCGAGAGCAGTTCACGCCTGAAGGTGCTACGGAACCACATGACCTGGACGGTCCCCGGGGCCGGCCGTACTGCCGTCTACGCGCGCGGAACCATCACCCCTGTCGTAGGTCTCGAGGTCGATGGAAACGTCGTGGTGGGCAATCTGACGGCCGTCACAGCCCTGGACGGCTCGCCCCAGCCGATCGTCGCGCCGCGTCTAGGCCTGAACCTCGCTTCGGTCCCCGTCTGCGTGGGATCCGGATGCCCAACGCCCTGACGTTTCTGCTTGCGTGCGGCTGGTGCTCGTAATACAAACGAACACGTCAGCAGGGAACGCCGTGGGTAGCCAATCCCGTCAGGGGCCAACTCTGGAGTGCACGCCGAGAAATTCCTCACGGCGTTCCATGCTGACTACCGCGAGGGCAGCCAGATGTCACCGCTCTGGACTTGCGCAGGATTGAAAACAAGGGCACCCCGGCGCCCTTGAACGCTGGGGCCTGGTGCCTCTGTGTCTTCCGGGGCGTCGACTGACGTGCAGCAAAGGAATATGAGATGTCGAAGAAAGACAAGAGTTACAATCACATCAGCGGTCTACTGACCGACGATGGCCAGAGCCCGACGGTGCTCGCCGTGCACGCCATCATGGACGTGGGCGACACCTACCCGGACGAGGCGCGGATCATCATCGGAACGCCAAGCCGGAGTCCGGACGTCATCGGCCCGGTGACCCAGATGTCCGGCGCCGGGTTCAGCGCCAGTCCGCAGGCCGCGCGGCGGCTCGCGTTCACGCTGCTCAAGGCCGCGCGCGACGTCGACGCCGCGCAGGGTAGCCTCACCGACGGCCGCGAGGACGACCTCTTCGCTACCATCGTGCACGGATTGCGTTCTGACCTGCGCGGCCACGAGGCTGCCGAGGCGCTTACCGCACTCGTGAGCATGCTCAAGGGGGCGCTGAGCTTGAACCGCGACCTGCAGTTCAGGATCGATGACGCCGATGGGCAACTCTACGACCGAGAGTTCCACAAGGTGAAGGCGCTCTAGCAGCGCGGCGCTCTGCGAGCCGCGCCCTTGCGTTTGACATCAAGGCCAGCCACGTGGCCTCAATCCCGTGGAGTGGTGCGCCACTCATCCCGGGACGCGCCTCGCGCGCCGTGGACAGCGTCGCGAATGTGGACCTGCGTCAACCTCGACTCAATACGTGCCCAGCGGTCTACTGCTGGGACGAAGCCTGCGTGACCCGCAAAGGAATACCGTGACCAAATCTCAGAACGACAAGACCGCCGCCAACTTCACCGCCGCCTGCTCACTGATCGCGATGATCGCGAACCGGCTCGGCGCCAAGATCCCGCGCCCGAGCGGCATCACCTCCGACAACGTCTCGAAGTACGAGGCGCCGCTCGCAAAGGCCATCGAGGATCTCCGAGATGCCGAGGGGCTTCCGGGAACCTCCGTCCGAGCGGAAGCACGCGACACCTTCGACGACCTCGTCGATCAGGAGATCGCCCGGCTGGGCGACGATGCCAAGCCGCAGCCTGGCAATCTCGCGGCGTCCGTCGCGCTATCGAAGCCGCCGCTCGAACGAACCGTGGCCGAGGCCGCGCTGTTCGGCATCGAACTACTGGTCGATATCGGGCGCGAGCTCGGTATTGATGTGGTCGGCCAGACACCAGGCGATGCCGCGCGCGCTATCCACGCGGCACTCCTCAAGCTGAAGAACCCCGGCGACGTCGGGGATGATGGAACCCCCTCGTCAAAAGGGGACTCCCTCGCCGAGGCGATGTCGTTCGGACGCCAGGCCGAGGCGGCCCTACTGGAGGAGGTCACGCACCTCCGCCTGATCGTCCAGCGCGTCGCCAGCGCCATGCAGGTCCCGGCGTGGGACAAGGACGGCACCGAGATCATCGAGCGCGCGCAGCGCTGGGACCAGGCGCGCTACATGCTGAAGCGGCGTATCGTCGAGCTCGAGTCGAGCAACGGCAGCCGCGAGAGCGGCGCCCCGTGCGTCGAGACGGCCGGCCGCGACCACGCCGCGGCGACCGAGCTTCGCTACATGCTGGGGCTGCTGGCCAGCCCCAGGGACATCGCGAAGTGGCTCGCCAACAAGCCCAAGGCGACAGTCACCAGCCAGGTGCTCGACGTGATCGAAAGGCCGACCGGGATCGATCCGTTCGACGAACTCACCCCGTCGGACACCGTCATGCTCTCGGAAAGTTTGACCGAGGGCGCGACCCTCTATCTCCAGGACTCGGTCGCCGCGCGCCAGCGGAACCTGTGCAAGGTCTTCACCGCGCTCGCCCGTTCGGTCACCGCGTCGACGGAGTTCTGCGACCTCGTCAACCTGATCATCCTGCCCATCCTGGCTCGCCAGAACCCGCCGACCCCCGCGCGCTGAAAGGCCCCCACGCTCCATGCCGCCCCGAATCTTCGTCTACGGCCTTCGGCCGCCCATCCAGGGCGGCGAATCCATCGAGACCCAACTCAAGCTCGCGCACCGCTACCGCAACATGCTCATCGAGATCGAGCGCGATCGCCGCAAGGAAGCGAGCCGGATCCTGTCCCATCACCCGGATGTCGACGCGATCCGCCTCGAGCTCGAGGCCGCGGTGGCCGCGCGTGACGCCGCGCGAGAGGACATGCAGGCTGGCCGCAAGCAGGCTCGCCGGCGCAACGAGACCCCCGAGGTCCGGACGGCAATCCGTGACCTCGGGGCGAGGATCAAGGAGATCCGTGCCCGGCTGAACGAGGCCAAGAAGGTCCTCATCTCCGACAGCGCCGTGAAGGATCAACTCAACGCGCTCGACCTGCACGCCCGGGATCGCATTAAGGCGGAGCGGGCGAAGTGCGGCGTGTACTGGGGCACCTACCTCCTGCAGGAGGCAGCGGCGGACGCCGCCCGCAAGGGGAAGGGGATGCCGGAGTTCGTGCACGCCACCCGCGGCGGCCGGATCGGGGTGCAGATCCAGGGCGGCATCGAGCTCAAGGACCTCTGGGGCACCGACACCCAGATCCGCATCGACCCGGTCGACCCGCGAGCGTACGACACGCTGAGCACCAAGCGCGGCGATCGCCGCCGCCTGTCACGCACGATGCTCTGGCTGCGCATCGGCTCGGACGAGAAGAAAAAGCCCATCTGGGCGAAGTTCCCGATGATCATGCACAGGCCGCTACCCGAGGGAAGCGTGGTCAAGGCGGCCACCGTCATCTCGCGCCCCCACGACTGCCGCATGATGACCTGGGAGGTCCACATCCTCGTCGACACGCCGGAGGACTGGCGCCGGCGCGCCGTGCCCGAGTCCGGCATGGTCGCCATCAACCTCGGGTTCAGCCGCCGGCCCGACGGCAGCCTGCGGGCCGGATATGCCGTTGGTGATGACGGCTATCAGAAAGAGATCGTGCTCCCCATGGAGGGCGTCATCGACCCGATCGCCAAGAGCGAGTCCCTGCAGGGGTTCCGGGATCGGGACTTCGAAGCCATGAAGGCGGTGTTCGTGCCGATGGCGCGGGCGATCCGTGATGAGCACTACGCGAAAGTACAGCAGGCGGTCATCGGATTTGCGCCTGACCAGACGACGACGCAGAGCACGCCTGACGGGCACCTGTCCAACTGGGACTCTGTCCTCGGCGAGAGCTTCAAGCGTATGTGCCTCTACATCGACACCAGCGAGCGTGGCGTGGTCTCTCACGTGCCCAACTGGTTCGTGCGGGGGACGACGTACGCGCACTCCTGGAAGTCGCTCGCGAAGATCCGGGAGTTCACCTTCCGCTGGCGATCGAGCCGGTTCAAGGGTGACGAGGAAGCCCACGCCGTGCTCGAGAAGTGGCGCTACCGCGACGAGCACCTCGAGCGCTACGAGAGCGGCATGCGGCGTCGCGCACTCAACCACCGGCGTGAACTCTATCGCTTGCTCGGATGCGAGTTGGCCCGGCGGTACCGCTACGTCGTCGTCGAGGATACCAACCTATCCCAGATGCAGCGATCGCCAGCACCGGAGAGTGAGGACGTCGAGATCACGCAGATCAAGTACGCCCAGCGCCTCGTCGCCGGATCGTTGCTTCGGCAGACCGTGGTAAACGCCTTCGAGTCGAAGTACGCCATCACCGTCGAGTCCGACAATATCACTCGGACGTGCGCTCCATGCGGCGCACTCAACGAGTTCGATCGTCGGCCGGGCGACCCGCGCATCGTGACGTGTTCGGCATGCTTGGCATCCTGGGACCAGGACCCCAACGCCTGTATAAACATACTCGGCCGCGCCAAGGCGCAACTCGAGGCGCCGCCGGATGACACCGCGAAGAAGCCGGCCCGCTCGCAGATCCTGCGACGTCGCAAGAAAGGCGGAGACCTGGCAACGGATATCCCGACATCATAGCGTCGGGACGAGGGAGTCGATCGGTTGCCAGTGACGGCCGCCCGGCGCCTTGCCTGCCGGGCCATGTGTTGAAAGTCCAGCCCGATGGACTACTCGGAGTATCGGGACCCGGCCCCGAACGAGGCTCTCTCGTAATCGGGACAGCGGGATGGCAACGACACCCCAGGGTTCTTATACGCCTGGGACCTGCATCCGCTCGGCTTGCCACTGGCAAGACTTGACGAGGTACGCCACCGTGTGCAATCTGCAACCACAGGAGTTTGTGATGACCGCCATCGACCACTGGAAGAACGACATCCCCGACGTCCGCTCTCTCGCTACCTCCGTGTCGCCGGGCTTCATCGCCCGAGTTCCGATCGGAATGCTCAACGCGAACGACACCGCGGCGGCGATCGCTGGCGCCATGGCCTACGTCGCCACACGGTTCGGGTTCGACGCCATGCAACGATCCTGCGTGGAGATCGTCAGATGCAAGGCGGCGTGGTCGACGTCGTTTGGCGTGATGCCCATCGACGAGACCGGGCGCACGCCGGAGGCGATCGCGCTCATCGCAGGGCTGTGTCGCGGCCTCCTCCCCATGGCCGGCGCATCGAACATGAAGGCCGCTCTCTCGTTCTGGGCATGCGAGAGCGACTTTCACGTGCTCGCGAGCGTCCTAGCGTAGCCAGCGACTCTGGATCGCTGGACTGTAGCCGGAGCGGAGCAAGCGTAGCCGTTCGCGCTGAGGGCGGCCCTCGATCCGGAACGGACCAAGAGATCACGTGCCTCGCGAACGGACTGCAGCGTTGATCGCAAGGCGCATCCATCTGCGCTTCACGGATGGACCTGATGGATTCCTGTCGCAGGCTGCGCGGCAACGACAGCATCGCGTCTTTGCAGCGATGACCGAACACTGCGCGCGATGACCTCGGACGTGAACAGAACGCGAGCTCGGCCGCTTTCCGCGCCGGGACGGGCGCACCATATTGCCGAGACGAGGATTCTCGTCAACTCGGGATGAACCCGACCCACTTTCCGAAGTAACTCGGGTGCGTCCACCTGACCTGCAGCGGCACCCAATCCTCGCGCGTCACGTACCGCGGCGCGATCTCGAGCTCCGGATCGGCGTAGTCGAGGTGGACCATCCGGAGCTTCGCCATGGCCTTGAGCAGGCCCGGCTTCGCCTCGAGCAGCGTCACGCTCTCACCGCCCGGGTACCGGACGGTGTCGCCGACGTGCATCTCCCTGCCGCTGCGCGCGTCAATGACCAGCATGGCCTGATGGTCGCGCCGGATGTCGAAGATCGCAACCACGCATCCCAGGACGATGGCGCAAGCGATCATACCCACGACAAAGGTGTCCCAGTCCACCATCATCGGAACATGATGACGACGCCGTCGTCGCCGGGTGCGCCGGTGGCCACCGCCTTGATGAGGTCGAGCTCGACCAGGCCATTGCCCTTGTCCAACATCACCCGCATCGCACCGATGTCCGGGTCCGCGTCGCGCATCGCCGACAGCTTGCGGATCACCGTCTCCACGGACGGCCACCCCGGCTCGCCAGGCTCGGTGGGGTCCGCATCGATGTAGACCTCGGGGACGGCGGACGTCTCAGCGCGGGCGCGCTCGTAGACAGCTCCTGCCCAGTCGTCGCCGAGTTCGCGCCGCGCGTGCGCGATCACGAACGGGTTCATGTCCGGATCCGGCGTGTGCACCACCGCGTGGAGCGCTTGGAACCAGGATAGGTTGAGGTTCGCGAATCGCGAACCAAGCTCCCAGACAGCATCAAGTACCCGCATGCTCACGGGTGCGGAGGCTATCACAGCACTCCGATCTCGTCGACTCTCCGCGGGTTAACGCGGAGCGAGGCGGTCGATTCCGAGCCGACCGCAAGTCCGATCAGGTGTGGTACTTGACGTAGATGTCGAGCACGCCGGAGGCGCTGCCGAACGTGTTGAGCACGGTCGTGCGCCAGGCCGCGTCGGTCGTCCCAGTCTTGACGATACCGATCAGCGTCTGTCCGCTCGCCCCCGCTGCGGTCGCGGTGATCTCGATGAAGTCCGACAGCGCCAGCGCCGCATTGTCGCTGTACGTGTAAGGGAGTGGCTTGAACGACTCGGGGAGTCGAACGTCGGGCGCGGTGCCGGTCGCGCCGAACAGGCCGATGGTGCCGGACGTCGTGGCGGCCAGGGTTGCCCCCGAGATGCGCACGATCTGATCCGAGATCTGGGTGACAACGATGGTTCCGCCGAATGCCATGAGCGGAGTCTATCCATACTGGCAGGCGATGTGCAACTGCCAACGTCGTCCAGGCCAAGCGCGTCGTCCAGTCCGGACCGATAGGGAGCCTGGCGTCCAGGTGTCAAAGTCGTCTCGGCTGAGAAGCGGCCGAGCTTGTCGCGATCCGACCAGCGTCCCGCCTCGATCGAATACGGCGTCGAGTTACCGAAGGCGTTCAATCTACGCGTCGACGACCCACGTCGTCCATCGATTTCCGCGCGCCTCGACGTAGCGGCCCAGCGAGAATAGGCTCGCCCACAGTCACCCCTGCTGGTCCCGCACGCGCTTCGCGTGGGCCATGTCGTCGTCGGACTCGGACCCGCCGACGTTCGCCACGAGATCGCTCAGATCCTCGTCGTACAGCGCGTCATCGGGCAACTGCTCGCCGATCGGCATCGTCGCCACCTTGAGCGGGCTTGCCAGTGGCTTGGCCGCGCCGACGATCGGCTGGTCGAGCCGAACGTGTACCGGCTGCTTGCTGACCGTCTTATCGCGGGGCACCGGCCCCGTGCGGGGCGCCGGCTGCTTGACCGTGCGGTCCCTGTAGGCTGCGCGCCCGGCATTGCGGGCCTGTGCGACCGGCCGGGCCGCCGCGAGGGCGCGTTCGCGGGCGGCGGCGAGCTCGGGGTCGAGCGGCCGACACTGAACGCGGTCGCCTGCCTGCACGGAAGCAGGAATGGGCACCACCTGGTCATTCACCAGGAGTTCGCCCCCCAGGGGAACCTTCACCACCAGGCCGTTCGCCGGCGCCACGATCGGGTCGTATCCTTCGATGCTGAACACCGTCTTGACCCCGGACCCGCCGGAGTCGCCGGAGTCGCCGGAGAACGCCTCCGCCAGCGCTGCGGTGTCGATCACGATCCCGGTGTCCGGTCGCGGCACGCTCATCGGCTCGAGGCGCGCGGTGCGACTCTGCTTGGACGCGACCACCTTCTCTTTGAGCCGGATGGCGTCGTCGTAGGAGAGGTCCTCGCCCCACACCTTCATGGGCTCGCCTTCGACGAAGCGATCCCGGACGCGATATGGAACGGTCTGATCCAGCGGCTGCTTTGGCTTGGGCATGGCGCGGATGATACCTCACCCGGTGCAGCGGCCGGAACGCAGATCCGCCACACGCGTCGTGGTGCTGGGCGGCAGGTCGTCGATCTCGTTCGACGACCACGCGTGCAGGTCCCTGCGTCGGCTCTCCACGAGTTCCTTCTCAGCCGACGACAGCCGCGTGCACTCGAGCGCGTCTGGCCACGAGTACACGCCCGTTCCGTAGAACCGATGGAACGTCACGACGAGCATCTGCCCGGCCACCGTTCGCTGCCTCGCCGAGTGGCGCGCGGTGACCACCGGCGCAGCGAGCGCTGACAGGTCGAGCTCGACGCTCATCACGAGGTCACGCGTGATCGTCCACTCCCTCGAGCACTCACGCGCCGTCTTGATGAAGGCGTGCAGGTTCGCGATCGCGTCTGGATAGCGCATGGAACGGAGCGTACACATTCACCGCTCTGTGCACCATACGACGCTATCGTGGAGTCTCCGGCAATCCTCCGCCGGGCAGGACTTGCGCAAATTGCGCAGGCCATAACCGATCTTCCAGTCCAGCGACGGAAAAGTCGCTGGCTACCCCTTGTCCAGCGACAAAAGCCGCTGGCCGCTTACGACGTGATGTCTGCGCCGCGGCGGAAGATCGCCTTCCACACCGCCGCTGACAGCGGGATGGCCAGCGTCGCGGCGATCTGGAGCCACTTCTGCATCTCGGCCATCTGCAGGGTCTTCACGCCCGCCTGCAGGTTGAGCAAAACCTCCGCCTGCCACGCAGTGGTCGGGTCGGTGACCGTGGGCGTGGAGAGCGTGGTCGGATCCGACGGCGCGTCACCGAGGGATCCGAGCGACTGGACCTGCGGCAACTTGCGCCGCGGCGGCATACTTGAGACGCCTCCCATGGCACGGTACCAGGCCGGCGGACCGCCGGAGAGCGCTCGTTGTGGTCGTCGAAAGTAAGACATCCGATTCTCCTCGTCCCGGCTCAGCCGTCGTCGGCAGGGCGCACGCAAAGGCGAGCGCCCTGCGTCGTCCCGGCCAGCAGACCGCCGGGCTAGTTTTGGAACACCCCGAGATTGCCGCTCTGGCCGACCGCGTCGTCCATTGCGAGATCGGACACGTCCGCCTGTACGCCCGGAGGCTGCTGTGGCTTCGAGTAGAGCCCGGGGTCGTACTCGTCATTGTACGTGTACTCGTTGGGGTCCTCGTCCACGGCCCGCAGGCCGAGCTTCGAGAGTTGCGTCGCCGCGAGCTCGCCAGCCGTCTGCGGCGGCGCCGTGATCTCCTCGGGGACTGCGTCGAGCATCCACCCAATGCGGGGGATGTAGAGTTGCACGATCGACTGAATCGCCGCGATCGCGGAGCCGACGACGATCGGCGTGTGCCAGCGCTCCAGCCACTTCCACCGATGCGCCAGGAACCACGCGCTCAGAAACGCGCCAGCCGACACCAGCGCACCCGCATGCTTTCCCCAGGACGGCTTGCGCGCTCCCAACTGCTGCGCAGCCAGGCGTGTCGCGAAGCGCGTCACGGCGAAGCTCGCGAAGCCCGGACCGATGAACTCCACCAGGTCCGTCATCATCGGCGGGTTGCGCTTGGGCGCGCTGCCGCTACTTGGGTTCCTTCGGTACCGCCGGTGACGGAGTCGCGCCATGAGCGTAGGGTACCCAGATTGCTGGTCGTTCCGCAAGGCTCAAGGGCTGTGCGGACTAGGTCGCCAGGTTAGGGCTTGGCGCTGCCCTCGACTACACCGAGCGTCCGCATGCTGTTCGGGTGAAGACCCTCGAACCAACACTTTGGACACAGGTACCACGGGATGCCGTCCAGGCCGGGCGCCATCTCGAGCATGACGCCGTTCGGCGCGTGTGGTCCCTGCTCGCAGTGGTCGCATGTTGGGGTGATGGTCAGCGGGGTGTCTGCCATCCACCATTGATAGATCGGGGGTGTGACGGCTAAGTGACCGCGGAGATCTGCTTCAGTATCTCCGAAGCCTTGCATGACGGGCAGACGCCAGACACGGTCCCGCAGCCGAGATAGTTGATCACGTGAGCGAACTCGATCAGTAGCTTGTTCTGGGCCTCGAGCCGAGCGGCGAGGGCCGCAAGCTCTGGGATATCGGCGAGCGCGTCCCGGCTCTTGGCGCCGACGAGTGCGCGAAGCGTGCGCTCCGCCTCCGCGCACCTGGATAGCCACGCCGACCCCTCGCTCCGAGAGCGAGACTTCGCGGGGGCGTCCTCGGCGGCAAAATATCGGCGCACCTCGGCGCTCATTGCATCCCACCCGTTGCGGAAGTCGTACCACGCGCCTCTGAGTCCGTCGGCGGTGAACTCCCTGACACCGAATAGGGCCGCGGCGAATCGGCTCCGAGTCTCCATGTCACGGCGAAACGCACTCCATGCGGGGTGGGCCTCGTACTCCGGTTCATTCTTGAGGATGTCGTCGAATGGGTTGCTCATGATTCCCTCAGTGCTGCGGGTAAGTCACGTTCGTCACCCGGGCATCCCAGCACGCCCGGCAGTCGCCGCACCTGTTATCTCGGGTCTCGACCGCGCGGCACTCGATCGACCCCTTGCCTTCCACGAGCCGGAACTTACTCGAGCTTTCCGGCACGCTCGAGACGGCCGAGGTCGGGAACCCTGCGAGGTCGGCCGGTAGCACGGGCTCGGTGTCGACCATCATCGCTGACAGCCGGATCACGAGGTTGATCGGCACCTTGCCAGTGGCAAGGAACTGCTGCACGAACGGAACCTCACGGGTCGGCAGCCAGTGCTTGACGTCCGGCGTGCGATCGCAGACGGCGGCGATGTTCTCGAGGTGCCACACACCCTGAAGGTCGCCGGAGTCGTGCCAGCGAAAGTAGTTGTTCGGCGGCGAGCACTTCATCGCGATCATCGTGACCATGGCGTCCACCCATCTGGGATGGCGCAGTCCGTTCCACCGGCGCTGATGCCCCTGTAGAAGCGGCTTCCAGGAGCGGTACCAGTCGGTCATCGCATAGCACGACCGACATACCGACCCTGGGATCTGGCGAAGCTTGCTGCCCGTGATGCACTTCTGAGCGCTGATGCCGTAGGAGTAGCCCGGCATCTTGCTGGGATGGCCGAGTCGCCCCGCGATCGCCTCGGCCTCCTTGAGCGTCATCGCGATGGGCAGTCGCTTCATAGCCTGACCGCGTTCAAGATCTCCTGCGCCTCGGCCAGCGCACGATCACGACCAAGGTGGTCGTCGCCGTAGCGCTCGGTCAGCTTGATCTTGAGCTCGACCAGCAGGTCGGCGAGGATGCATGCTGCGGCAGTACATCCCTCGCTGTGAGGGAATGTGCGGTAGCAGTTGCGGCAGCGGTTCCTGTCATTTGACGGCTCCCACGGCCCCCCGGAAGCCCCGCAGACCTTGCAACTGTGACCGTGGGCGCGGAGCGCCTTGATCTGATCATCGATTTGCATACATCTCCTGGTACTTGACGACAAGCGATGCGAGCCACTCGCGCATCTTCTGCTGGTCCCAGTGCTTGAACGGCCCGTGGAAGTTGTCGCGTTGACGATGATGATGCTGGCACATCGGAACGCACGTGTCGTCAGGGGCTTTGCGGCCGATCGGTCGACGGCCCACGTGATCGGCTTCAATCCTGCCACTGCATGGCGCCGCAAATTCACCGGCGGCGCACGGCTGGCTACGTATCCAGTCCATATAGTCGAGGTCCCGCGGGCGCGCGGCGTACCCCGACTTACCGCGTGGCCGCAGCCATGCCTTTTGTCGGAGCGCGCTCGTGCGCTTGAGCGGGGTGCGCTTCATTCGTCGTAGTCCGGGTACATCGGAGGCAAAACGTTCTCCCCGAACTCGGCGATCCGCGTCCTGGTGTCGATACGTTCACGCCGCGGTTTCTGCGGCTGGTACTGCGGCGGCAGCGCGAACCCCTCTGGCTCCCACTCGTCGTGAGCGAGGACCCACTCCAGGCGGGCGTCGATTAGTTTTTGCTTCCCTCGCGGCGACAGGCCGGCCATACATGGGCCGCCGACCTTCATGTCCGGAAAGAAGTTCTCCTCAAGCTCGTCCCAGAGTTGCCCGTAGACCCAGCCATTGCACCCGAAGTGGTGGCGGATGTCCATGCACGGCAAGCAGGTGCGAAACGTGTCCCATCGGTCGCCCCATAGCCCGCGAACCACTTCGTGTAGCACCCCCTGGGCAATCTCCTCGCGGCACTCGCTGCATCGGTGAGGCTTCCTAGCCGCTCGGAATACCGTGTCGTGCACCTTCGGTGCGTCGCCGTCGTTGCCGGACAACGGGCAGCACATCGTCATCGCGGAAACTCCGCCCAGCGCTTGCCGTCGACCACGGGCAGGCTCTCGAGCAGGCCGTCGCGATACGCCTGCTTGACGAACAGCGCGACCTTGGCCTTGACGCACTGGTCGCGGATCCGCGTGATCCAGAAGTCATCACAGGGGCGCCGGCCGGTGCCGCTCTCGCAGCCGACGATCACCCAGTCGACCGTCGGCATCTGGCGCTCCACACCCAAGACCGTCAACGATTGGCCCCGCAACTCGCCGGGGAGGTACGCCCAGAGGTCGAGCTCGCCAAGCAGCGGCTCGCAGGACAGGAACCGCACCGCGGCGTCAGACACCAGGAGTTCAGGGATGCGCTCGTCGGCCGCGGCCTGGTTCTCTACGCTCACGCCCTCCCATACGTTCGGAAGAGGCCACGCTCTGCTGCGGCGCGTTTTGAACTCCAACGCCGCAAACCGTTCCTTGCTGTCCGAATTCAGGTGGTTAAACGCTTCCTGGACGCACGTCTTTCCCCGCGTTCGTAGCCACTCTTGAAACGCGTTGCGACGGGCGGCGCGCTTCGTGAGCACCTGATACGTGATGTGCGGAGACACCGCCATCACGCCGTACACGGCAGCGATCTGCTCGAAGCTGAACCCCTCGTAGTAGAGGTCCGACATCGAGTTGACGAACACCCGCTTCGGCTTCACCCAATGAAGCGGCTTGGCGAGCATGTCCGCATCGAAGATGCTCTCACCGTTCCATATCGGCCGGCGATTCTTGGCGAGCGTCACGAGGCCGTTGTACGGCAACCCAGGGCTACTGAACCGGTTCGCGACACGCATCGCGTAGCAGTTGGCGCACCCCGGCGAGCAGACTTTGCACCCGCGAGTTGGATTCCAAGTCTCGTCCGTCCACTCGATGTCACTCTTTGACATTGGTCCTCTTGGCGCTGAACGTCGGATCGAATTCCGTGTAGATCACGAACTCAAACAGCGACACTTCGACGTCGTCGTCGCCGACTGCAGCGACATTCATTTGGTACGAAGTCAGCGTGGCATCAGCGCCATCGTCGTAATATTTGACCTCGGCATACATCTCAGCGTATCGAGCGGCGGTTGATTCTAGCCAGTCCTGGTAGGCATCTCCGGTTGTATCGAACGGGGCGGAATATGCGAACATCTCGTCGTACACGACGGCCTCATCGCGCGTGTTCTCGTCCGGCGCCCATACGAACCACCTCATGGCTTGAACCCCTCCAGCCACGGGCGCGCGCGCGTCGCCCAGATCGCCTGCAACTCGAGCAGATACGCCTCTGCCTTCATGCGATTTCCGGTCACGCGACAGAGCGCACACATGAACGACTTGACCTTGTCCTCGGTCGCAGGCGTGTGCGCGGCGCCGATATTGTCGTCGGGTCCGACCCAGATTCTCATGATTGCCCCCAGGCCGCCCAACGAGTGAGCGGGTTGAAGATGCGCTCGAACTTGGCCACGCGGCTACGTGGCCCGAAGTACGTCAGCGCCGGCTCGAACCGGCACGTCATCCGGCGCTGCCCAGCCACGGGCGCGTCGGGGTCCAAAAACGGGATGCGCTTGAGCGCCAGAATCCGCGGGTTATGCGTAAGGCACTTGCACATATCCTCCCACCACACGGTGGACGTCGACATCATGGACAGGCGAACTCCCTCAACGATGTTGCCACTGGCAAGCTCTGCCAACATCTTGTAGGTCCACGGGTACGCCTGGCTGTATGGGTCGTTCTGGTACCATGTGCGGTCGACCGGCTTGGAGAGCAACCACGGTCGCGCGAGTCCACGCGCGGTGAACGCCTGACGCGCCGCCACGATCGAGCGGCCGTTCGAGCATGGGTCGACGTCCACCGGTCCGTCGAACAACTCGACCAGCCGTTCGGTGATCTCGGGTGGCGAGCACCAACTGTCGGAACTCATCGGCCAAGCGCCTCGATGAGGCGCGCCTTCAGACGAAGCACCTCGGCCTGGGCGTGCTCGCACTGCGCCCGTGATGACGCCAAGATCTCCTTCAGGCGATCGCGCTCCTGCGTGATGGCACCGAGGGTGGTGAGCGCGCCCATCTTGGCGCGAAGGTGGAGCAACTCCTCGGCCATCTCCTCGGCGTGATCACGCAGCAGTCCGCGACCACCAGTGGCGAGTTCCTCGTTGTCGAGGTTGCACCGCACCGTCACCATGGGCTGTCCTCTCCGAGAAGGGCCGCTGCAGCGTTCCAGGCGACCGTCATGTTGGGATGGTCACGCGGGTTCGGATGGGCCGACTTGAGCAACTGCTTGATCATCTCGCGATACGCATCGCGCTCGTCTAGGACCGGGCGCAGGAACGGCGCCAGCTTGTCGGCGGTCAGATTGGCGATCTTCGCACCGACGGCGACCACTGCCTCGTCCTCCAGGTCCTCGGGGTCGTACTGGTTGAAGATGTCGACGATCGCCTCGGTCGTGGCGTTCACGACGCGATCTCGGACATTCGTGCTGTTGATCCGCTCCACGTTACTGCTCCTTGCCTGACCCGATGACATGCCACAGCGACACCATCGCCGAGAACGCCATCGCGTAGGCGGCGCGCTCGCGCGTAGCGCTCTCGGCCCGCCGAACCGCCGCATCACGCTCCTGCTGAAGCCGGTGCTTCTCCTCGAGCAGTGCCTGACGCTCCGCCTGACGCTCCGGTGATGTTCGTTCCTTGTGGAGCTCGTTCTTGAGATTGCGAATCGTTTGATTCGCGAGGTCGAGCGGCGACGGTTTGGATGGCATCTCAGATGGTAGCGACGCTGCAATGGTCCCGATGAGGTCGGCGAACCGCGGAGAATCCCTCAGCACACCGTGCGGTCCCATGCAGCGTCGCGTGTTAGCTTGTACTACAACGGGTCGAGTTCAAGCAACCCAAAACGCACCTCCGCGTCGTCACCGGCGGGCTCGACCTTGGGTTCCGGGGCGTTGCGCTTCGCAAGCTCGGCCCTGGCCGCATCGAGCTCGACGCCCAGCCGCCGCCGCTCGTTGTCAGCGTCCTGCAGTTGCCGCTCGAGTTCCCGGCGCTGCGCCCGTGCCGTGTCCATCTCGGCGGTGTGCCGCTTGCTTATCACCCCGATGGCCTCGAGACACTCCTTGCTCGCTGATGACGCTTGCTGCTCGGCGATCGCGAGCTCACGCTGCAGACGCTCGGCGAGAGCGACAGCCTTCAGGGTGACTTCGCTTTGGCGCTGCCGAACCGTCAGGCCGCCAACGGCGGCGCACGCACGGTGCACAGCCTCGGTCCCCGTGATCAGGATCTTCTGCGGCTTGACGATCGGCTGCATGCAGATAGCGCAGGTCGACGGCGACATCGCTCACCAGAATCGCTGACATCCCACGGTGCGCTCGTTGACCACGATCGGCCGCGCGCCGCCGGTGCAGTAGATCCTGCTCTCCACGCGGCCCGGCGGAACGTAACTGCGGTCCGGCTTGCCCCAGGTGCCGTCGAAGTCCATCGACCCCACCGGCGCGCGCACGCACTCGTAGCGGCCGGTCTCGCGAATCCCCTCGTGATGCCAGCCAGCGGGGCACCCTCCGCGGTTCGGCTCGTAGAGCGCGGTCCACACGAGGATCCACGCCGACACGAACATGGCGATCAGGTCATCCAGCACGGCTGTCACCCGGGTGCGGCTTGCGGACCGCGCGGCGCCGCGGTGTCGAGGAGGGCCCTAGTCCAGCATCAGGAGCCGCTGGCTGCTGTGGTCTCGGCGCGTGCTGGCCGATCTTGTACATCGCCTCCACCTCGTGGAGCGCCTCAAGCTCGGCCATAGGCCGGCCCGTCCGCGAGAGGTACTCGCGGATCGCGGCACGCTCGTTCCAGACCTCGAGTAGCACCGCGACGTCGCGGTTGTGGCGCTTGGCGAGTTCGCGGATGGCGTACTCGAGACTCACTGCTTGCTCCTATTGGACGCTCGTTCCGAGCGCTTGACGTGCTGTTTGTACTCGCGCTCGACGTCGGCGCGCTTGTTTCCGACGACGACAAGCATCAGCGCGCACCTGCAGGCTGCCGACCACTGGCCACCGGCCTGATAGATCACGATCCGATGGGCGTTGATGGAACGACGAGTCATGCGAGTCCTCGCAGTCGACGAAGTTCGCGGATGTCGCCGTCCTGACGGGCGATGCGGTCCTCCTGCGCCGCGATAGCATCGCGGCATCGTCCCAACTCCTTGGCACTCAACCTCGCGTCTCAAATTCATGAACTGGACTCTCGCATCATCGCCACCTGCGCGTCACGCCATTCCAGCGTGCGGCGCGCTTGCGAGATTTCCTTGGGTAGATCGCAACCCACCAGCCACCTCGCATCTCGGGTGACCCTGGAATGCGCGCTGTACTCGCCCAGGACGCGAAAATCGTCCAGGGGTATCCCTGCCGCCGACCAGGTCTGAATCATCGCTCCCAGGGCAGCCTGATAGGCCAAATCGAGCGATGGGTCCCATGCTCCAGCCTTGGCGACTTCGCGGAGCACGTCGCTTGCGCTGTACGGCAGCGTGGTTGGGACCAGCGTCAGGACCGATCGCTTGCTAGTCCGTTCTCCAGAGAAAGAAAGAAGATCCGGGATCCGGGATCCGGGATCCGGGATCCTGTTGGTATCGGATACGGTATCGGATACCGTATCGGATACCGTTTCCGGACCCCTGATTTTATTCGATTGACGCAGAACGGCAGAGTTATCCACAGAACTGTTCACATCCTGTGGATAACTCGACTCAGACTCTGAATCGGACCCGGAGGCTCCGGAAGGGGCAGCGAGGATCCCGAACAGAGACGGCTGCGAAGGTGTTCCGGTGTCGGAGTTATCCGACAGACTTCGCAGACCACGACGCCGATTCGCCGGAACCTTGATCAGCCCGAACGTGGTTGACCACGCCTCAGCATGGTGAGGTGAGGCGGCTTCCTTGCCTGACCTCTTCGCTCCTTCGGTCAGGAGCCACGCGATCGTTCGCACGTGCGCGTTCCGCACCGGGCAGTCGGGCACCGTTCTGAACTTCGTCCACCAGTTCAGGATCACCTTGCCGTTGCTCGGGTACTCACCGGCATCCGGAAGCTCGCAGAGCCGGAGGACACGCGTCTTGGGGTCGTACTCGACGACCTCGCGAGTCAAGAGTTCCTCGAGCGCGTCGCGTGCTTCATCAGGGCGCATCCGCGCGGCGTCCGCCATCGTCGCAATGCCGCCTTGCCACAGTCCGGGGACGTGGCGCTTGGCCTCCGACGACGTGTAGAGCCCGAGCCACAAGTTGCGCCCCAGCATCGTGAGTTCGGTGAACACCTCCCAGTCCCAGATGGAGCATCCAAGACGAGTGAAGGCGCTCATGACCGCTCCCGACCGCAGATCGAGATATTGCGCACGTTGGATTCTGGGTGTGCGACCTCGTCCATCGTTCTCGTGACCCGTCCAGATTCGACCGAGCAGTCGAATAGAACCGTCGTGACATCTGCGGTCTTGTGGATGGCGTAGACGTGGACGCGCCCATCACCGAGTGGTGTGAGCGCGATGTCGACGATGCGTTTCATCGATCTCTCCACTTCACCAGCCACGCGGCGGGCCAGTCACGCGGCGTCGGCTGGTCCTCGGTGAGTGGCGGCAGACGGACGACCTCGGTCTCGAGAACGAGAAGTGTGAATCGGTTGCTTACGCACACCGTTTCGGATGCCACCGTGATGCAGATCGGTGGCTTGCGACACCCGATCAGGCGAGGCATCAATCCCCTCCTTCGAACGCCGCACCCGCCTCGGACGGCGGCAGGAAGTTCCGATCGTCGTAGATCGGCGTTTTCCAGTATGACCCATCTAACATCGCCAACCCGACACCCAAGAGGTCATACCAACTGAGGAACCGGGCAAGCACGTGAAGGCGCCACATGTGGCAAACGATACTCTGATCGCGCGCTGATGACATAGAGCGGCAGATCTCCCCGCACACTGCACGGAGGTGCAGGTCTACCGGTAGTGTCTCTGGTCCTCTAGAACACCACCACGTGACCTGGGTCAGTGATTACCCACCGCTCCACGCCGTCCTGGGTCACCTGTCCAACGTTTCCCTCGTGCACGTCGCCGATGAAGATCCTCTGTTCGTCAAACACCCGGAGGACGCCAGAGAACAGGTCAGCGATCGGTTTGACGGCCGACGCGATGATGTCCTGCACGCTGGCGCGCCAGATCTTGATCTCCGGGGCGACCGCCGACAGGTCGCCCTTGGTGCCTTGCTTGCTCATCTTCCACACCTTGACGAGCACGAACGCTGCTGACCGGTGCTGCTCATTGATGAGATGCGACGCCACGTCGCCCTTCATGTCACCGAAGGCGGCGTAGACGTCGCCCACGTAGTTGGCGCTGTCGCGCCAGAGGAGCCAGACCCTCTCCCCCTTGAAGGTTTGATCCGTCTCGAGGATGTCGTAGTAGCGGACGCAGATCGGCGCGACGAGCGTGGCGGCGATCCCCCTCGCGAACTCGGCCTCGGTGTCGTCGGAGGTGAGCTTCAGAACAACGGTTTCATCAAGCGTCGGCATGACGCATCCGAAGGCGCCGCAGCCGTACTCCCGCATCTCGGCCTTCATCACGACCTTCGCGGATCGCTGCGTTGCCTTGCCGGCAGTGACCCGAGATAGCTTGGGCAACCAGTCCGGCCGAACACGAGCCTCGAGAGACTCGTATGCATTGGCCAGTAGTTGGGTTGCCCATGGCGGATTATCGACAAACGTTCGCGCGCTCACCATGAATGGTATCCTACCGCTGCCGATGGAAATCACCGAGCATAACCTCGCGAAGTTCCGCTCTTGGGTTCTCGACCGCGGTCGGTCAATCGGCACGGCGGCGCTCTACGTGTCGAACCTGAAGTCATGCGCCAAGGATCGCCAACTCACCCGGCGCCTCGTGGCCGGCCGCCTGGCCCCGAACTCGCTGCGCACCAACATGGCTGCGCTGCGCGCGTGGGCGAAGTTCTCCAAGAACCCGGAGATGGCCGAGGTACTCAAGGACATCCGACTCCCTCCGGCCAGACGCCTGACCACCAAGCAACCGCTCGACCTCGAGCAGTGGCGCGAGGTCATCCAGCACATGCAGACGTGCTCAATGCGCAACGAGGCGATGCGCCAGGTGCTGCTCATTATGGCCATCCGTGGGCTTCGCTGCAGTGACGTCCTGCGCATGCAGAACGCCGATGTGCAGCGCGCGCTTGCCACTGGCAAGCTTGTGTACGAAGGTAAGGGTCGCAAGCGCATGGAGATCTCTGCCGAGCCGATCCGGGCGCAATTGCGCGAGCTCGCCGATTTCTCCGACTGGGAGCGCGTCCGCGATCTCATCAGCGCATCAGATAACCCGGAGGTGGCTCGGGTGATGGTGTATCGCGCGGCGAAGCGGACCGCAGCGAAGGTCGACATCGCGAACATGTCTCCGCACCGCTACCGGCACACGTTCGCGACGAACTACCTGAACCAGTTGGCCGGCGACCCGAACGCGATCGTGAAGCTACAGCGGTACATGGGGTGGGAGAGCATGGAGACCGCAGCGCGCTACGTGAGCGCGGTGTCGCAGGACGAGCTCGACAACATCGGCGCTGGCCTCGTGAGCGGGCTGCTCAAGGCGCCGCCCGTGGTTGAACGCGCGAAGCGCAGGCGACGATAGACCCAAGCCGGGCCGACCGTAGCTGACAGGGACGATTCCACGGTGGGTACGTGGGCCTCAGGACCCGGCTCTTACCTGAGACCTACTGCGGTCGGCTTGGGCAGCGCCATGGTACACCACGGCCAGTGCAATTCCAAATTCATGTTGGCAAGTCTCGGAACCTCGGTCCCATCCTCCTGTACTCCGCGTTCGATTCCATCGGATCGGCGAACAACGTGCTCGACACGACCTCGCCGATCGTGGCGAGTTGCCCGAGCGAGCGCTGTCGCGTTGGGGTGCTCCCCGACGGCCGGACGGTGTATATCGACGGGGTGACCGAGTCGCCCGGCCCCATCAACGTGAATATCAACGCCCTCGGAAAGCAGGCGACCATCCAGGTCGAGGTGATCGCGGCCGAGCCGTCGCAGTTCCCCGCGGCGATCGTCGTCGACACGTCGATGGTCGGCCCCGAGTACGCGACTCCGCCGTCGCGCTGAGGCGTGCTAGTCTGGGGGATGAAGAACACCAGACCGCGCGTCGCCCTGAAGCTCGAGACCATCCGCACGCTCACCACAGCCCACCTCACGCAGGTGGCCGCAGGGGCGGTGGCGACGAGCAAGCAGCCATGGTGCAACGACACCTACAGCGCCAGTTGCCCAAAATAGGTCAGCGACCTCAACGCCTGCGACCAACAGCGCCGGAAGCGATGAAAGCCGGGCAACGGCTCGAGTCTGTTGAATGTAGGTCCCGGATGGTGCATCCCCTTGCCATCCGACGTTACTCGGCGGACTGAGACACCGAGCCAAATACACCCTGTCCTTGGGGTCTCCCCGAGGCGCTATGGTTCGAGCCGCTACCCGTAGTGTCTTCTTACCACGGATACACCAGCAGATGGTACGGTGTGTCTCACATGGCGAACCACAAGGAATCTGCGACGTATTCACGGCGGAGCCGACTGGCGCCGCACCTCAATCCGGAGCATCAGCCGCTGCGCTCGCAGTCGGCGGCACCGTTCGTGGACATCGACCGGCTCACGGGCGCCAACGGGATGGTCGGGATCATAAGTCAGCGTCGCCGCGACGGGATCATCACCTTCGCGATCGTCCGCGAATGGGAGACGGTGGACACGATCACCGGCGAACCCAAGGGCATGCGTGGGTCATTCTGTCCGTCCGGCCTCATCAGTGACTACATGAAGATGGTCGAGATGATCGGCGTCCGCATCGCCGAGCTCGTCGCCAACTCGGTCGCGCTCCCGTTCCCCCTGCCAGCGGGGCGTCGGTGATCGTCGGCGTCGATTACGCGTCGGTGGACGGCAATCGGCCGCCCAACTGGAACGACGCGAAGCGGGGGTGTGCGGACCAGGGATCGTCGCTGGGGTTCGTGGTGTTCCGGGGTGCCTGGGGCACCTTCGCGGATCCGGTCATCGGCCGCGACTGGGTCAACGCCGGAGCGGCAGGTCTCGTCCGTGGGGCGTACCTCTACCTCCGGCTCAAGCCCGACATCGTCGCGAAGATGTCGCCGGAGGACCAAGTCCACGCGTTCGCCGACAACGTCGGCACGCTGACCGGCAAGGACCTGATCCCGACGATCGATGTCGAAGACACGGCGGCGTCGCCGGCGGTTGAGCTTGACCTGGTGAGCCGCGCGTGGGAGGCGATGAGCTCAGTCTACCGCGCTGCGCCGATGATCTACACCTCCGCGCGGGTCTGGAGGGAGGACCTCAAGAACCTTCCGGCCGGCGCCATGCGCGCGTCCCCGCTATGGCTGGCGAAACCGTGGCCGTGGCCGACGCACGCGAAGGCGCGGCTCGACCCGACCCCGTTCGCCAAGGGCGATCTAGACCCGGCGGTGCCGCCGCCGTGGGGCGACAATGGCAACTGGTGGATTCACCAGTACCAGGGCGACGCGTTCCCGATGTACGGGTTCACGAACACCGTCGACCTCAACCGCTTCAACGTGATGCGGCAAGGCGAGCGCGGTGATCGCGTGAAGTGGGTGCAGCGTCGAGTATTCGGGGCCAGCACCGATCACTACTGCGCGGCCGGCAACCCGTCCGACATCGATGGAGTCTTCGGCCCATCGACCCTGGCTGCGGTCAAGACGTTCCAGACGCTCCACGTCCTCGCTGCGGACGGCGTCATCGGCCCGAAGACCTTTGCTGCGCTGTCCTGGGTCGACGCTCCGGCGGTGTGATGTCCTGCATCGCGCCGCGGTGCCCAGACGGCCGGGAACCCGGCAGCCTGTTCTGTCGTGCGCACGAGCAAGCGCCAGCGCCGCAGCGCGGCGGGTGGCTCTCCGCGGAGCGACGGCGCCGCAAGCTCGCTGCGGGCGCGGAGCCGCTCGATGTCAGCAACATCGTGCCGCGGCTCTGGGTGGGGGCCACGCCGATGGTCGACCGGGACCTGCCCGACTTCGACATGTTGGTGCTGTGCGCAGCGGAGGCGCAGCCCGATCATGTTGCGTTTCGCGGCCAGTTGGTGCGCTGCCCGGTGGTGAACGACATCCTGTCTCACCAGGAGCTTGCCGCCGTGATCATGGCGTCTCGCATGGTGGCGCAGGCGCTGGGCGCTGGGAAGCGCGTACTGGTCGCCTGTGCCGCCGACGCCAACCGATCCTCCTTGGTCGCCTCTCTCTCGCTGGCGCGCCTCACGCGCGCGTCGGCCGCTGAGCTCGTCGCGCTGATGCGCGCGAAGCGCGGACCGCAGGCACTCACCACGGCGTTCTTCCAGCACGTGATCCAAAAGCTGGCAGGCGACGGACGTAAGCCGTATAGATGACATCATATCTCGCCGCAGCGTGGGTCTCGGCCAAGGCTGGCGAGTTGGGTCTCGGCCAAAGGCTGCCGAGCAAGCCTAGATAGTGAACGCCGCGTTGTACTCGATGAGGATCGCCGCCGCTTGCCCGGACGTGATGAGGGACTGGTCGAGCAACTGCTGGGTGACCCAGCAAATCCGGTAGATGTACTCGGCCGACAGCGTCAGATCGCCGATGGCGACCGCAAACGACGGCATCTGATTGGCGAGGTTCGCGATCAGCGCGAACCAGTTCCGGATCGGGTGAGAGTCCGCCTGCTGATCGGACCCGACACCAGAGATGCCGTTCGAAAACAGCGTCATGCTGCTCTTGAGATTGTCCGATACCCACTTGAGTTGAAGGTTGTCGAACGCGGCCCCGGCGGCCTCCGGAAGGGTCAGTGCAGCTGGCATGTGGTCCTCACAGCGTGTCCGAGGTGACGATGCGGAGCGGGGCCGGCCCAACCGCCCCCTGGATGCCGATCACGAGCGCGTCGAACATCCCAACGGTGGTCGCGTTGACGATGGTGTTCGACGAGGTCGTGAACGGGATGAGCGTTGGCGCCAAGATTTGTCGTTCTTGGTGATACGGCGGACCGGCAAGCGGGTTCATCGGGTTCGGGTTCGGCGAAATCGCGAAATTCACGCCGATGATCTGGAACGTCATTCCCGACGCCGGGGTGCGATTCGTGAACTGGATGTACGCGAACTTCCGGCTGTAGAACGGGACCACGATCCAGCACACGCCGCCGAACGCGTTGTAGTTCTGATATACGAACTGCTTGTCGATGCGCGGCGGAACCAGCGTAGGGGGCGCCTGGAAATACTGGACCACGTCGAGAACCGGCGTCTGAAAGTTGATCGTGTCGTTGGTGAAATCGAACGTCCTGGGGCGGAAATTCGGATCGTAGATATCGGCCGACCAGAAGAAGATCCGACCGGGGACCTTCGATGGCGAGTAGGTCTCGCTGGGGTTCGCGTCGACTCGACCAACGAACGACCGCTGCGGGCCGATCGTCGTCTGCTGCACGAAGTTCGTGACCTGGTCATCGAAGTAGTTGACGTTGATGTTCGCTAAGTCCGAGTCCGGACCGAGCGACAGGGCCAGACAGCCCTGGTCGGACTCGTAGATGTCACCGGGAGACGACAGCAGCGTGCGTAGACGGAAGAACTGGGATCCGCCGACGCAGTAGCCGTTCGCTGAGGGCTGAGGGTATGACATAGGGGTAGGGTCCTCTGGTTGCCAGTGGCAAGGTCTACAGCTTCGAGCGAGACCGGACGAGGTCCAGCACGCTGCCGCCCATCGATCCGAGCACCGAGGTCAGGAGCCCGGTGATGGTCTCGAGCCACGGTACCGCCTCGACGAGGACCTTGATCCTGTTCACCGTCGTGGCGGCGACATAGAGTTTGTTGCCCTTGCCGATGTTGAACGTGGTCGCGACGCCCGTTTGCAGCAACTGCCCCTTGCCCGACAGCACCGGGGTCAACTGCTGGTTCTCGCCGACCGCGACGGGGCCGGCGGTCTCGAGCGTCAGGGTCACGCGAGCCCACAGCCGATCGCCGTTGTAGATGATCTGCGGCGGCTCGCCGGTGACCGGGACCTTGGTGATGTAGGTGTTCGCCTGGTACCGGTACTCGGACTGGCCGCTCTGGACCGCTGGGGTCTGGACGGTGGCCACCGTCCGATTCGTGGAGATGGGGCCGATCTTGCTGCCCGCGCCGCCGGGCTGCGGTCTCGTTCGGGGCGTGAGAATCAAGGGCTTCATGCTCGCCTCAGTAGGAGGTAGGTGAGTACAGCTCCACCGGCTGCGAGTAGGAGGATACCTGAGATCGGCTTCACGAAATAGGGGGCAACTTCAGGCGGGATGACGTACGGGCCGGCCGGCGGATCCGGGATGTACATCGGAGGGCCGGGGATCCCGAAGGCCACGGCCTGGCCGATGTCCCACTGGCGATCGATGCTGAGCACGCGCGCGGCGACCTTGTCCGCGCTCTGGCTGCCGAGCGGGATGCCGCCGGAGACCTGCACGTAGCGCCGGATGGCGCCGAACACGTCGCCCTGGGGGAGGCCGACGCTCAAGGCGGCGGCGTTGGCGAGTTGACGCGACCCGGAGCGGCCGACCGCGAACGCCAGCCGGGCGAGTTTCCAGTTGTCGGACGAGCCGAGTGAGACCTGGGGCGTCGAGAGCGCCCACAGCGCGGCCTCGAGCTCGTACTCGAGCACGCCGATCGCGATGTTCGACTCGGGGTCGTTCCGCGCCTCGGCCGCGTATCCGAACAGCGGCGGCACGTAGGCGGCGACCTGGAGGTAACCGACCTCGCCCAGCAGGATGTCGCCCGGGGCGTTGAAGTTGCCGCCGCTCTCGTGGGAGATGGCGGCGGCCAGGAAGCCGACTGGGATCCCGCCGTGGTAGCGGTCGATCCACGGCCCGAGCGTCTGGTAGACGCCTCGCGCTTGGGCTACGTCGGCGTCGAAGCTGGCATCCGCCATGCCAGCATCATATCAGGCTACTGGATATCGCGGGTCGTCCAGCCTTCGAGATGCACCCAGACCAGCGCCTGAGGGGCGGCGTCGGTCGGCATCACCTCGAGCAGCGCCCGTAGCGCGCTTGGATCGCTGGTCACGGTGACACCGAAGCTCGTGCGTCTCGGCATGTGAATAACCGCGTTGCGGGGGTCCTTGGCGGTCGCTGCCTTGAACCATGCGTGTCGCTCTTGAGGGGAGAGAAGGCGCCATGCCGCCTCTTCCCAGGCGGCGGTTCCATCGCGATCACCGTTCGTGGCAACGCTGATTTCACTGCTAAACGCCGCCCACGCGTGCTTGGCGATGCGATCGGTCGCGGCGGCGTCGGGCGTCGACTCGAAGGGCACGCGCCCCATGAGCAGGCTGGCCAGCGACCGCACGCCGTACGGCCTCGCTCCGACGATGAAATCGACAGTCGTTGCATTGACCCATGCGTGCCACGCGCGCTTGAACGCGTCGGTACCGCCGATCTCGGAGATGTTGGTGCGCGCGTACCAACTGTAGACTGCCATGGCCATATCCGGGAGTTGGCCGGCGGTCTGGAGGTTGGTCAGCGCGACGTTCCCGATGTTCTCGTTGCTGAACATCTTGAGGACGACGCCTCGGCCGTCGGTATTGCGGTCGAACGCGCGCGGCGACACGGCGTCGTAGAGGTCGGAGTAGAGGCGTTCTCGGTACGAGTAGAGTCTTGGCATCCGCCGATGCTACAGCGACGCCATCAACACGTCAGCCGCGTTGTTGATGGTCGCCATCTTTTCGACGCTGCCGCCGCGATCCGGGTGGTGCTTCTTGGCGAGCGCGCGCTTCCTCGCGGTGATCACCTCCTCGGTCAGCGGCTCGGAAGCCGCGAACCCCATGACCTGGCGAGCGAGCGCGACGTCGCGGGCGATGCGCTCGCTGTCGTCCGCCTGGGGTGGAGGCGTTTGCCGAGTTTGGCGCTGTGCATCCCGTACGCGCTCCTGGGCGTCGCGGAAGATGTCGCCCCAGTTCACGCCTTGGGCGGCGCGACCTGACTGAGCCCGCCGATGGGCTGAGTTCTCGCTCTCCTGTCGTCCGACCTCGGGGTGGTACCCGCCGCCCATGGCCGGAGCCCACTGCTGGGCCAGGGTCTCGGCGATGCCGCCGAAGATCGCCTCGCGGTTGATGGGCTTGCCGCCGAGGAAGTTCTCGACCTGCTCGGCGACGATCGTCGCGAATGGCGATGCCTTGGCGGCGCCGGCGATTGCGGCGCGGTGGCGCGCGCACACGGCCGGTTCGCCGTGGCCGTCGCGCGTGCAGCGCCGGTTGTTCTCGTACACCTGGCAGCGCGGCGCGCGGGCGGTTCGCTGGGGGCTAGGCATGACGCCTAGTATACGACAACCACTCCGCTCAAGTCCCGATTCCCCATGGCGCGCCTAGTCCCGATACATCCAGGTCCTCGACAGGTGGAGTTCCCGGTTTGGTAAGGCATCGGGCTACCTCTGGCTTCACTCGGATGGCGTCCAGCGATCAGGGTCGCTGGCTACCCTTGCTTGAACTTCTCGTCAATCATCGCGTCGACGATCGAGTTGTTCGACGTGATGCCGGTGAGCAGTGAGGTCAGGGATGCCTCGACATCGGCGGCGGTCGCGGTGGTCTCGAGGCCATGTCGGACTGCCTCGACAACCGCCACCAACATCTTGGCGATGTCCGACAACTGGTCGACGGTGTGGCTGCCGCCGAGCACTGTCTTGGCGTGCGCTGCGACGGCGCCGACGGCCTCGAGGGCGACGGCGGAGATGTTGAGAACCTTGCTGGCGGTGGATGGCATTGGCTACTTCCCTTGGGTGAGACGTTTGACGGCGTCCACGAGCTCGGTGGCGGCGATGAGCGCTGCCTTGAGTGACGGCTCGTCGGTCTGCGTGGCCGCGACGGCCAGCGCGCGATAGGCGACGGTGAACCCATCGACGATGGGCTTCTGCGTGGTGGTGCGGTACTCGGTGACCGCCTTGATGGCGGTCTCGCGATCCACGGCGTCCTCGACGAGGCGCTGTTGGTGCTCGACGTCCCACACGGTGAAGCCGTCGCGGGCCGCGTTCACGGTGATGAGGCTGGCGCGGAGGGTGTCCTGCCGCTGGCTCTTGTCGCAGCTCGCGCCGAGCGTGCAGGCGAACAGCAGTAGGCAGACGACGGACGTGAAATAGGCGGTGATCGGCGATCGTGGATAGCGGTAGTTGTTCATCGATTTCTCCGTGAGAGTGGTGGTGCAGTCCCAGCCATTGGAACGCTGGGGTGTTCTAAATGATCGGGAGCGTCGGCGCGCTCAGCGTGCCCAGCCAGGTGGAGGGCGGCGGGTTACCCTTGCGGCTTCTGGTCAGCGGTCGCTCCGGCACGCGTCTCGGCCACGCTCGTGACCATCTTGGCCGCCGCGTAGGTCACGAAGATCCACTTCGTATATTCGACCCACACGTCGGCCGACACCTTGCCGGTCATGGTGAGCACGAAGCTCGCGATGATGAGCACCATGGCCATGAGGCCGCGCTCGCTTTTCCACAGGTCGATGATTGCTCCCATGCTGCATGGTCGCGCGGAACAATGGTCAGGTCAACCAGGAGTGGCTGTCACGGCAGCAGAAGGCCGTCTCGGATCTGCATTGCCCGTCTCGGCGAGCCCGAGGAGTACTGGCGAATTTTCCGTCTCGGGCTCAAATCGTACCGAGCTACGCTCAAAGAGTCAGTGCCAGTTCTAGTCTCAGTCCGAGCGCACTGAGAAGCGTCTACTTCTTGGGCTTCTTGGCGCCCTTGGCCGGCTTCGCCTTCGTGGGCGACTCGCCCATGACGAGCCCCAGATATACCCCCCACGGCTTACCGAAGTTCCTCGGGTCGATGCCGCCGCGCGCATATCGCAAGCCGTCCATGATGCCGCGCACGTAGTCGTGGGTCGGCGGGCGATCGTCGGCCACGCGGATCAGGTCGTCGAGGATCGCACCCGGGGTTGGCCTCATGGGAGGAGGCGTATCGATCGACGTCTGCTCGCCCTTGGCCGGCTTCTTTGGCTTCGACTTTGGCTCGTCGCGCTTTGCGATGACCTTCGCTTCTTTGGCGAGGGTGCGCGCGCCGCGCGTGTCGCCGGTCGTCCGCGCCTCGATGACGGCGTTGAGGGCGGACTTCTGTTTGCTTGGCTCCTTGGTCGCGGCCAAATCCTTAAATTGCTCGTCCGTGACCTCGCCTTTCTCCCACCGCAGCAAGAGCGCAGGCGTGGCGGTCTTCATCGCGCCCAGGATCTTGGAGCACCACGACTCGGAGCGGTCGATCGCCTTGGCGATCTTCGCCATCGTGTATTCCTTGCCGGTGTCCTCGTCCTTGGACGAGCGGAGTCGCTGGGCGACGTCCGCGAGCTCGAAGCTCGACAGCCCCTCGCGCGTGGAGGCCATCTCGACGACCTCGAGCAGGAGCTCGGCGGCAACCGCTGGGGTCCAGTCGATGGGTTCCGGCTTGTAGTAGAACACCGGGACGAGCGTGTCGCTCGGTAGACCCAGGTACTCCATCGCGCGCGTCCGGCGCTGACCGTCGATCGCCAGGAGGACGGTGCCGCCGTTGGACTTGATGGCGACGACGTCCAGCGGCGTCTTGAGGCCGGCCGTGACAACGCCGGTCTCATCGGTAGTGCTGCGGGCCGAGATGCTCTCGGCAAGAGCCTTGATCTTGGCGTCCTCGAGCCCCGTGCGCTGGCGCGGGTTCTGCCAGTGCTTGTATTCGATCCGGATCGAACTCAAGCGCTCGTACCGGACCTCACGCTCCTCGGCCGGAGTCGGCGGCTCCACGACTTCGGCGGCGACCGGAATCTGCTTGGCGAACGAGCGTGTCGGCACCAGCGTGAGGTCATCCGATCCCGGCTTCGGCTTCGAAGCCCGCTTCTTGGAGCGGCCATTCCCCTTGGTCGGCACCGGCTCCTCGGGCGAGTCGGCCTCCGGGTCTGGAACTAGAACGACTTCCGGGTCCGGGATCTCGTTGTCGTCGGGGTCGCCTTCGATCTCGTCGGTCACTTCCGGGCCGATTTCATCGATCTCTTCTTCGGGGGTGGTGTCAGTATCGTCATCGAAACGCATCACAGTCTCCTTGGGGATGGGGATAGGGAAGGGTGGCGGGCCGTCAGGACTCACCAGTCCGAGGCTTTCGCGTTCAGCGGTGAGGTACGCCGCCTCGCGGGCTACCGCCATTGCCAAAACGTTCGATCGCAGGGTCAATCACAGAGTCGCGTGGCATCATGCTCGCCACGCTTGCCACTGGCAAGTCGGAATCATCCGGGATCTGCTACGCCGTTCCTATGGCTTGGAGCGCCGCTTGGATGAACTGGGCGGCGACTTGCGGGACGATGGCGTTGCCGTAGCCCCGCAAGAGCCCCACGCGGCCGGGTACCCCTGCAGCCAGCGGGAATGCTCCGGGTTCAACTGGCCGGGCGACCGGCTGACCCCCGGCTGGGTCTCGGCAGAGGATCCAGTCGGCTGGGTTCCAGAATCCGCGAGTTGCACCTGCATCGCCAGCGACGTCAACGAGACGCCCATGCTCACGCCCCGGTCCGCGGCTCGCTCCGCGCACTTCGTCTTGCGCGCCATGAACGTCTCCGGCGTTCCGCCCGCCTCGTGTGCGGCCGGGGTTGCCCATGCTGCGAGCGGAGCCACGGTCGATAGCTGGCTGTCCATCCCGCCCGTTTTGTGGTCCCGTGCCACCGGCGTCGGCCACGCCGCCATCTTCGCCGCTCCGGTCAGCTTGAGGCACGGCTGGTTCGGGTCGCCGTTGCGGTTGCTGTACGCCGATGCCTTTGAGCCGTCGGTCGCCAATGGCGTAGGCCACGAAGTACAGCCGCTGTCGGATGTGCGGAGCACCGACGCCCGCAGCGCATAGATCCGCCGCCCCGACGGCGTAATCGCATCGTTCCAGGTCAGTCGAAACAGCGTCGAACCACTCGAGACCATCGCGGCTCGCAACCTGCTCTCCAAAGATGATTGGAGGGCGGCACTCGCGGATGAGTGAGAACCATGCCGGCCAAAGATGTCGAGGGTCGAGAACTCCGCCCCCCCTTGCCCGCGTCCGAGAACGGCTGGCAGGGGCAACTCCCTGTCCAGACGTCGGTATCGTCGCTGACTCCGGCGAGGCGTAGGGCATGGGACCATCCGCCAATCCCGGCGAAGAAGTGGCGCTGTCCAGGCCCGGAAACGTCGGCTGGGGTGAGGTCGGCGATGGAGCGTCGGTCGACGGTTCCTTGCGCGATGTGGCCATGGGCGATGAGGCTTTCCAGCCAGGTGGCTGCGAAGTCGTCGTTCTCGTTGTAGAGCGTGGTCGAGATCACGCCTTAACCAACGGCCGGTAGTTCCCGAACAGGTCGTACTGCTCGACCTCCGACAGCAGGACCACCGCAGAGTGGCCGATTATGGACTCCATGGAACGGAGCCATAGGAGGGCCATATGAAAGTCCGGGGCCGGGGTCATCGAGCGGTTAGAGACAATCTTGGTAGGCATCTCAGATTCTCCTTGATTTGCGCAGTCGGTCGGCGCGTTTGCGTATCTTGTCCGCTTCGCGCTTGAACGTTTTGACGAGGAATGCGTCCTCGACGTCGGTCTCGACGAGGTCATGGGGTCCGGGGTCCACGTCGAGCACTGCTTCCATGTGGTCGGCGATGTACATCAACACGTGAATCGCGATGACGCGTTTCCGGTCAGGCGTCATCGCCAGGTCTCGACGCACTCGAGCGGCTCGGTGCGCGGTAGCGGGGTGGTCACGATCGCAGCCAGACAGTCCGCGAGCTCGTCAGAGTACATGGTGGCGTCAGGTCCGGTGGGCATGCAGCGCGTGGCGTACCACACGACACACCCGCCGCCGGGGAACCCGGCTCGAGTACACCAGAGATCAGCCTGCTCGGCGCAGCCGGTCATCCGGTCCACCGTGCCACTGTCATCCCAGCACTGGATGTCGTTCGCGGGCGGCCAGTGGCATGTGCAGGAACGCCCGATCTGGTAGTCACCACCTTCGCAGTCCACGGTGGTGCAGTGGATGGCCGCGCAGTCCGGCAGATCGCTGGGGCCGCCGGACGACAGCGCGGCGCACGTCACGAGAAGAGGCAGGGTAAGGAGCAGGATGATTCTCATGATGGTATCACCGTCTTGTCGTCATCCGGGTCATCGAGCTCAGTGAGGTCGAGCCCTGAGAATACGCGGATCATCCGCGGCGTGGGCGGAAGAGTGGGGGCGAGATCGGACACGTCGACATCGAGCTCAAGCTCCACATCGACATCGTCACAGGCTGCAGTCGCGTCATCGGGTGGCAAATAAGCGGGGTCGCGTTCATCAAGGTCGACGCGATGACCTATCTTCGCCTCGAGTCGTTCGATGGCCTTGTCCTGGGTGAGCAAGGCGATCTCGGTGTACTTCTCGGGCACCATCGGGTTGTCGGCCCGGACGCCTGCGAGTCTGAGCTCGAGGGTCTGGACGACCACGCACGCTTGCGGGCTGAGGCGCTTCATGGTGGCGACCGAGATGATCCCGGTCAACGCACGCTCGCACACCGCGACCGTATCCCAGTCCTGCAGGGCAACGGCCTCGGCGAGCAGCGTCTCGATGGTGCGTGGGTCAAGCATCAGTTCCAGGTCCTGTTTTCGTCGTCGACGTACGCTCGGACTCGACGGCTGTATTCCTCCACGATCTCGAGATTCCGCGCCGCGTGCTCGAGGTCGATTCGTGAGCGTTCGGCGTCGATCTCTCGCTGGCGCTGGTCTCGCGCCTCCCCTTCTCGTCCGTGCCGGAGTCCTCGCTCGTATTGCTCGTACTCCCTGCGGTCGCTCGCCTTGGCCTCCAGGATGGCGCGCCACACGCCGATCACCCCGCAGAACAGCGTCGTGATGAAGCAGGTGAGTACAGCAACGTCGAGCTTGGTGAGTTCGCTCATGGGACCTCCTGGCGCTTCTGCCACCGTTCCGATGCGATCTCCCCGACCAGGCCAGCCGCTATCACAACTGCGAGAACTACGCTGCTGTAGGTTAGGAAGTACGCGGCAGTGATCGCGATGACGGTGGCGCCGCGCAATGCCTTCCGGTTGCGATGCAGGCGAAGTTCGTGCCGCTCGCGCGCCACCTTGACCATGGGAAGGTTCATGTCGGCTGGGTTGCTCATGGCGCGGCAGCGACACGCGGAGCACGCGTCATCGAGATCGTGCGATTCACGTCCGTGGCCGCATTCGCAGAACGTGATCATGGTGCCTTCCTGTGGGCGGCGAGTACGCGCTCGCGATGCGCACGGACCACCCTCCACCCACTGCTGGCCATCGAGTGGCAGCGGTCGCCCGGGTAGGCTTCGCATTTGGGGCATGCGATAGACAGGATGGCGTCGTCTTGCGTGTTCATGAGTTCGAGCACGGGAAGTTCAGGAATTCCAGAGCTCGCAGACAACGTCCGAGAGTTTGCTTCTGGCCTCATCCATGCGCGCCTTGCGCACGTCCATGATGTGCTGCTCCAACTTGGCCCGCGCGTCGCCCGGTGGCATCTTCGGCGCCGGACCTGGCAGGTCGAGCGCGCAGTTGACGAGATAGACCGTGTCAAAATCGTGAGCGGCCTCGGCCTCCTGCTGCAGCTTGCGTAGGTCGTCATCGGTGACCGCGTTTCGTCGTACAGAGTCGATAGCCGCCTTGACCACAAGGACGACCGCACTGCTCTCGCTGCATCCCGGATAGGTCAGGTCGGCGTAATGTCGACTCGGCCGGGTTCCGCGGTGCCGGTCCACCAACTCGTCGAGGTAGCGCTCGGCGTCCTCGACAGTCGGCCGCACGACCAGGTAGCCGTCGCCGCCCGCCCAGTGGACATCGACGATTGCGGCACCCAGTGGCAACGCCTCGAGCTCGCGCTGTGCATCCTTGCGCGCGGTCGCCCAGTCGTCGTACGGGGAACCGATGTTGTACGAATAGCGATGCCACTGGCGATCGTCCGTGAGGCGGGGGTATTCGGTGTTGGCGTGCTCGGTCATATAAGAATCTCCGTGGCCCTGGCTCATCAGTGCAGGTAGGGCAGATCCTGCAGACCCCGGCGCGGGAACGGGGGAGGGATTCGCGCCGGGGTTATCGCCTCTGGTAGGAGGGGGAGGGACTACCAGAGGACGACGTTGCCGTCGACGGGATGGACGGCGAACCCGTCATGCATCCCGTGGTGCTCGATGTTCAGCAGGCATGGGTACTTGGCGCCGTCGAGCGTGATGCTCTGCTTGCAGCGATGCGTGGGGCGGACCTCCGGCGTGTGGCCGGACTGGTACACGGTCTTCTGGGTTTTGAGGGCGCTGAGGGTCATGAAGGGATCCTTTCCGGTTGAACGAACGGGATGTGAAGTGCGTCGCGCGCCGTGAGGCGCACGATGAGTTGTTCGAGCTCGTCGATGTGATCGACCGAGCCCGCCATGGCGTCATGAGCGGACACGTACCCCCCGGTCGCCTGGAGGACCGCCAATACGCCATTCTGGACGGCCCACGGCGCGAGTGCGGGCCGGTTGCACTCCATCGCCGGGATCCCGGTGATGGAGTGGTGACCGTGGTCGGTCTGGTCTCCGAAGTCGTCCAGCGACGATGGAATATGGCGCGGCGGTGGCGTCGGGATCTCCGTGGTCGCACGAAGGGACGGGATTGCGACGACGCGCGATGCGGGGCGCTCCGCGTAGGAGCGAGTATGGCGGCTCATAGTGCGTACTCCCGGGAAAGGGTGCGTCCGGCCCAAGAGACCGAGACGAGAGCGGATACTTCAGCGGCGGACTGCAGGCATGCCGTGCAGTATCCCCGGTGAAGCCGTGGTTGAATCGTGGCGTAAACGCGCGCTCGGATCAACCACTCATTGAGGTTCATGCGCTCGACTGCGATCTCCACCGCAGCGAGAGAGGCTAACTCCATGTCCGTAAGCTCGGACGTAAGTGTAGTTGACCACCGAACTGGTAAACGTCGGCCGTCCGGTGCGCAGGTCCACCGGCCGGTGGACGCGTCCACGGGATGACGGATGACGGTGGGTGACATCTGGCGCCTAGGACGCAGGACAGAGAGCGGAGCGAACAGCGCATTGCGAGCTAGTGAGGTGAGGTCCTCCTCGCGGAGTTGCCCAGAGGCGTACAGCAACTGCTGGTCGGTGCTGCCGAGGCGCACCGCTTCCGACTCTTGCCACTGGCAAATGTCGGTCATGACTCCCCCGCCAGCACTCGCGCTTCCTCGGCGGCGTACGCCGCATCGAATGCCGCGGTGGCCGCATCGAATGCAGCCCTAGCCGCGAGAAATTCGGCGTCGCCGATCGTGCGAGCGCGGTAGGCGCTCGACGCCTTAGCGTACAACGACGCGGCTTGCCGATGGGCTTCACTCGCGATCTCGTATGGCGTCGCCATGAGCCTAGTAGTCCTCCCTGGCCGCGCGGAGTTTAGCGAGGCCATCCTCGCCAACGGCAGCGCGCAGTGCTATGGCGGTCTTCACACAGGCGTTGTAGATCCGCTCTGCGTGACGGCTGTCGGGGTTGTAGCCAAGCTCGCCGGCGAACGCCTCGAAGTCGGGGAAGTCGAGCACGTCCGCGTCGGCGACCACGCTGGCGATGCAGTCGATGCGGTCTGGGAGGATTGGCTTGCCGTTGGCGCGGCCAGTCTCGATCTCTCGCGCGATCGCCGCTGCGACATCGGCGCGACTCGATGCCCCCGATGCCCACGTCCCCGATGCCCACGTCGGCGTGTGACCTACTCCAGCGGCGAAGTTGGTGCGGAGGATTTCACTGCCCTTGCAGCGCAAGACGATCGTCCAGTTTAGCGAGCGCCACGGCCTATCGCTACCAGCGCTCATCTTTGCGTTCTCGCTCTGCGAGTACGGCACGAAGAACGCCTCGATCGTGAGTCCGAGCTCGATGCAGGCGGTTTCCAGTTCCTTCTTACCCATGGTGGCTCCTTGCCCTCCAGGAGGGCGGTTGCGGTTGTCGCTCGGTAGCAGTATCGGCTCACCGGGATGAATCGACCATCCGCGGTGAAACCTGTACCCCCTACCGACCGCCGGCAGCGAGAATGCGTTGCTCGGCGATCCACGACCTGGCAGTGTGGCCAAGGTGTAGGGCGACGCCGCGGTAGGCTGGATCGGCGCGGACGGTCATGGCTACTTGCCATCCTTGAGCGGCTTGTGTTTGTCGCAGTAGTTCATGAACAGCGTTGGGCTGTGGATGGTTTTCGATGCCACCGTGACCACAGCAGTACGGTCGCATTGGTGCCAGTGGCCGATCCGGCCGATCTCTTTGTCGCAGCGCATGCTATCTCCTGTGTGGTTTGGACTCAGTCCGACGGCCCGGAGCGCGGCGTGGTCGGCTGGCCCCAGTCGTCCAACTCCTCGGGTACCGCATCCATCGGAACGCGGATCCGGGCGGTGGGCGCCTCCGTGGCGTCGACGCAGTGTGCGGGAAACGCACCGTCATCGGTGATTCCGTCCGGTATCTCAACCCGGACAGTGACGTCCGGGTGTTCCTCGCACGCTTCCGCTTGGGCGACAACCTCGGCAGCGAGAGCGGACACCTCGCCCAGCGCCATGCCCGTCACATCGAACCGCGCCACCAACTCCTGCCTTGGTGGCATTACGCTTCGCCCGTGAGCGAGGCGACCCTCGCGCAACTGGATGCGTGCGTCTCGGCGCCCTACATGTGCACGGAGTTCGGAAAGGTCACACTCGAGCCCCTGTCGCACGGCCGCTACTGCGTCGGCAAGCGTCTCGGCGCCGAGTCGGATTACCCGTTGTCGCCCCACAGGGCAGCGCTCGCCCCAGATATAGGCGACATGAACCCCTGCCACAGCGACGTTGCTACCTAGCAGGTCGACGTGGATATTGCCTGCGACGTCGGTCGGTAGAATGACCGTAGCGGCGACCCTGACGTGATCGATCGTGTCGTCCCATTCGGCGCCGACCGGAGTCGAAAGCGGCGAATCCTCGTCAATAGCAATGATTGCGTCGAGCTTCCGGCCGAGTTTGTACACGTTGCGGTAGAGCGTCATCTCAGAACCCCCTGTGTCGTGGCGTCAGTCAGCGCACCAAAGACCAGCCCTTGGTGCTACCGATGGGCGCCATGCCCCCGTGTCTAGTCCGCGTTCAGCAGCGATGCACGTGCTTGTGACAGCGTCCCCGGTCGGATCCCCTGACGCCGCGCCGTAGCCGCTCGGCGTGCGAGGGAGGCGCGGACAGCGGCCTCACAGGTCACGGGGGTCGTCACCCCCTGATCGCATTCTCCCCACGCCGTCAGGTCGTACCGGGTGTTTGACCCGGCGGTAAACATGACGACTCCAGCACCCAGCCGGATATTGTCGCGAAATTCCCGCACGGTCGCAAGCTTCGACATGTCGGTGTCGCTTAGCCCCTCCACCACTATCGCGTCTGCCACGCAGACGTCAGCGACCGTGTGCGGGCCAGGCAAAAATACACCGCGATCAAGCTCGGCTTGCGTCACTGGGTAATGGCAGATTCGCCACCCATTTGCTTCAAGCAATCCTCGGCACGAGACGCGTGCCGCAGGGTAACTGAGAACGAGGACTACCCCGTCCTCGTGTGCGTTGGCGAGTCGGTCTGCCCATTTCACGGCGCTCTTGGCGCGCGCATCCGCGCGCCGTGCCAACCGGATGCCACGCATCGCGGTCACCAGTCCAGCACATGCAGTTACCAGTCCGGCAACCCCCGTGACGATCCCTGCCACTCCGGACTCCGGTGCGGCGCCAGTGGCGGCCAAAGCGACCCCGGGAACCATGAGCGTGGCAAGCGTGGCGCAAACGTTCGCGAATTTCTTCATCTCAATCTCCCTCCGCTCCATGAGCGGGGTGTCTGTGCGTGGCGTCAGTCAGTGCACCGAGACAATCCCCGGTGCCACCGATGGGCGCCATGCCCCTGCTACTCGTCGTCGAAGTCTGCTTCTCGGCACCACGTCTCGACCGTTTCCGTCGAGAGAGTCAGACGCTCGCCGATGCCTTTGGCGTTCTGCAGCATAGACCGGATGGCCGTGAGCGGTTGGCATCCGGTTTCCTCGGAGATTGCACACGCGACCGCGTGAAGCCGTGCGTCAACGTCGGCATCGTGCTCCGACTGGAGATCCGCTAGCGCGCCTTCGAGTGACTGCTCAGTCATCGCTTCGCCTCCGAGAATGGTATCACCGCACCGCCGACCGAGCCTGCGTGGCAGCAAGCGGGGATCCTGATGGACGTAGCACGTCATCGCTCGATGGCTCCGGCGCTAGCGACCTTGAGCAGCGCATTCCTGAAATCGCCTAGGTCCGGCGCGACGGCGTAGTCGCCGTTTGCGAATTTCCACTGCACAATCTTCGCCTTGGGCATCGGCCAGTCTTCCTCACCCTGGACAGTGACCCGAGCGAAGCGCCAACCACAGAGGAGCGCTTCGCTCATCTCCACGATCGCACAGCGACGATCCGTGATCACGAAGTATTGGCGCCAGCGGTTCGCGCCTATGGTTCCCTCGGCCACGAGGATGGCCGGATCTTGCTCGGTCGATTTCTCGCTCATTTCAGAACTCCTTCCCCCAAGGGGCGGTGCGGTGTTGGCTCGGTAGCAGTATCGGCTCGTCAGAGTGGGTCGGCCGACCCTGGCGAATCTGTACCCCCTACAGAGTTACTCCTTCGTATACGAGTCAAACCACCGCCCGCGCAATTTCGTGCGACGCTTGCCAGCCGACTTGGTGCACGTGCTGGACGATGTTTCTGGGTCCTGGCAATGCCGTTGCGCCTCGGACAGGGTCAGACGCCTGCGGATGACGCGCCTTGCATTGCTGTTGAAAAACAGGCGGACGATCTTGTAGGTCTGCATTCAGGTCACCTCGACAGCTGCGGAAATGTCGTAGCGCTCGTCATCGGTGATTGACGGCACGATCCAGTGGATGCTCTCGCCAGTCCAGCGGTTGTAGCCAGCCACGATGGCGAAATCACGCACGTTACGCACGTTACGCTTGTACGCAAGTACGACCCACGGTTTAATAGCGTCCTGGGTGTGCTGCTCACGTGCCAACCTGCCCAACCATTCGGCGCCGAACTCACGTATCCGTGCTTCGTGGTATTCGTTCGATGTCATGATTGGCGTCCTGTGGAAAGTCCGGGTTTGGTGGTAGTAGCAGACCGCGAGGTCTAACTCTGGTGTCCGGCGACCAATGTCTGACGGCAGAATTGGGAGGGTAGGCTGGTGTGCTTTGCGGCTCATGCTCTCTAGTTCGGCCAGGGAGCATCGCCGTAGAGTTACCTGTGGGGTAACTCAACAAACCCGACGCATGCGCAAAGCACCGTCAGGAGAAGCAGGGTGGCCACGGCCGACCAGTGCGAAAACCTCGGAGGGTCTACGCGAGAGTCGTAGATGGCCGGACCAACAACCACGCTGGGGCGAGGCAGGGTAAGGCGACGGAGGGTCGGGCGGTGCGTCAGGGTGATCCGGTGCCTACGGATCCCCACCGACGGCAGCACGCGCACTCCCTCGACGAGTTGCAGGATGACGGCGCGACGCATTTTCTTAGCGGCCCTCGAAGTAAAACGAGGCCCCGGACCAAATGCACGTGCTGCCCTGGTATCGTTCACCGATGACGTGGGGAACGCGGTCGGTGAACTCCACACGGAGATCCCCGCAGCAGTTGGGAATGTATCCGTCAGGCTCGGCGATCGTGGCCTCCCTCTCATCCGCAACCTGATCGGCGAATGTCCGCTCGTTGAGAAGGTACACCAACCCGCTATCCATTCCTTCGTTGCAGTAGACGCTGACGTACATCAGCGTACTGCCTGCAGGTTGTCAACGTTGATGTGACGCTGTCCACCGTAGTCGCTGGACTCGTCGGTGGCGACGAAGTCGCCAGTGCCGCACAGGCTGCAGTCGCACGGCTGAACGACCCACCGGTCAAGCCCCGCACTGCCAGTGTACGACCCGGTGTTTCGAAGGAACTTCGCAGTGAAGCGAACCTTCATCCCTGGTGCGAATTTCTTGCTCATCTCAGAACTCCTTCCCCCAAGGGGCGGTGCGGTGTGGCTCGGTAGCAGTATCGGCTCGTCAGGGTGGGTCGGCCGACCCTGGCGAATCTGTACCCCCTACGGAGTTGTTCCGCCAATCTCGTCCGCCTTGGCGCGTGCCTCTCCCTCGGAGGCGTAGCGACCGTAGAACCGCCCGTCCAGCTTGACCGTCCAGGGCCTCGCCGCAAGTGCGGCCCGCGTCTTGAGCGTGGTGCTGAGTAGTTGCGCGGCGTACCGCGCCTGTTTCGCGTTCACGGCGCACCGTGAGTGTGGTCGTGGCCATCGCCCATCGCGTCACCCTCGACACCCTCACAGAGAATGTCGTACGCCGGTGGCCAGTGGCATGTGCACACGCCGCTGTCGTCCGTGCACTCCACCGTGGTGCAGTGCGTCGTCTTGCACCGCGGCAACGGGAACGCACTGGCCTCGGGCGCCGGGGCGGGTTCGGGCGCCTCTACGGCGCATGCCGACAGGAGAACGCCTAGGAGGATGGCGCGCATCTACTTTCCAGCCTTTCGCGCCGACTGCATGGCGGACCATGCGCCAGCCTGCCAGGCTTCGCGGCGCCATCCGGTATATGGGCAGTCGGATAGCCACCAGCCGCCCCCACCGGCGATCCGCGCCGACATCTCTGCGCGACCATTGTCCTTGTAGAATTTTCGGCTCATCTCAGAACTCTCCTTCCCCCAAGGGGCGGTGTCAGGGCCAGGCGACAACCGCCCGACTCCCAGAAGTAATGCGAACGCCTTGCCAGTGGCAAGATCGACGAGACGACCGGGGTTAACGCGCCGCTCGGCCACTCCGGAGTGGTGAACTGTCGACTTTTGGACACACCAGACCGGGCGGATTTCACCACTCAGAGGGTTTCCTAGAGGGTTTTCAGTGCTTGGGTGAGGCGTCCCTACGCTACAGGGTGGGGTCGGAGATCTCCCTGGGGCTCCAGGTACCCAGATCTGGGGCTTGGAAAACCCACGGAAAACCCACACTCGTCCCACGGAAACCCCGCATGAGACTGGCATGATGCGGCATGCGCACAATTACCGCCCCCACGGACCCCTCCCACGGGGTCGACCTCGACGCTCCTGCGTCGCTCACGGCCCAGCGTCCGCCCCCGGACCCTCGCCCGAGCCTGTGCGAGGCGGGGCCATGCCGCCACTACCACCGGTTCCGCATTCAGGTCGACGCCGAACCCCCCAAAGTGAGGCGCCTACCTGTGATCGTTCCGGGGGTTGGGGGGGGCACCTACCAGCCCCCAGTGCCGTTCCACGCCGAGACGCACCGCTATTGCTACCCGGACACTGGCATCGAGATGCCGCTGGGGGTGATGCCGGTAACGGAGTGCAACCGGTGGGAACCGGTGGCGCCGGACGAGGGGCGCAGGAAGCGCGAACGCGCCTACCGGCAGTCCAAGGATGGGGGTGACTTTGCGTACCAGGTCGCGCGGTGGGAGGGGCGCCGGCGCAAAGCCATGCGTGAAGCCGAGGAAGCGGAGCGGCTGATTCTCGACGCACAGGTCGAGGCGGAATTCGCGCTCTGCACGTTCTCGTCGACGATATCTGGTCGAGACGATGACTACGATGCGCCGTCCATGCGGTGCGCCTGGTGCGATCAGTTCCCGGACCGGAAATTTCACAACTCGAGTCACAACGCCGCCCACGCCGCAGCTGCCGCGCACGCGCGAGCGCGCATTCGCGAGATGATCCTCAACAACGAACCGCTACCGAGCACCAGGGAGACAAATGAGCACCGTACAACTGAAGAGTGACCTGAAGGAGATCGTCGGCAAAGCCAAGGGCTTCGCCGGGAAGTTGACCACGGCGAATGACGTCGTGTCGTTCTTCTCGAGCGATCTGCTGCCGTGGCTCGAGTCGCTCGTCGAGGAGTTCGGCGAGGTCGACGAAGCCGTGGCCGACCTCATGGATGGCGCGCCGGACACGCTCCACGAGGACACAGCTGACACGTTCGCGAGCATCATCACCACTGGCCTCGTGCTGGCGACCGAGCTCGAGAAGCGCGCGACCGGCGAACCGAAGGTGCTCGAGGCGATCTCCAAGTTCCGCGAGTTGTGCGAGGACGGCAGCAACGTGCTCGGCGAGATCACCGTTCCCGATGAGGACGAGGACGAAGACCAAGAGTCCGAGGACGACAAGGAGTCGAAGTGATGAAGGAAGTCGCCGCGCTCGACATGACCGAGGATGATCTGAAAGCTGGTGTCGATGAGTCGCCGCCGGAGGCGAAGCGCACCAAGGGGAAGGCCGCGCCGGTGCCGGCGGCGGTTGCGCCCGAGCGGCTATCCCCGGTCATGCAGGCCATCAAGACCGAGGACGAGAAGTCACTCCATGACTGGCTCAGCGAGATCGGCAAGGGCGGCGCCATGCGCATCGTCGTTCGCCGAGAGAGCCCCCGGGAAGTACGCGACCCGGCGACGGGTCAGATGGTGTCCATCGAGGGATACCTCCACACGTACGAGGAGCGTTTCGACGAGGAATTCCTCCGCAACGAGCACGGCGGTGGCAAGTACAACCTCCGCATCATGCTGCCCAACGCCAAGGGGTCGTTCGAGTACAAGGCCCATCGGACGATGAAGATCGCCGGTGAGCCACGGATCCCTGGCAAGACGGGCATAGCACCCCCGGGGACCGCCTCTCACAGCGAGTCGCCGCAGATGGCGAAGATCGCGATGGATACGATGAAGGAGTTGCTCGACCGCAAGGACGGCAAGGACGACCACGAGCCGCGTGGCATCGACCCAAGCGTTCAGATGATGTTCGAGCAGATGCAGGAGACGGTGCGCTCGCGCGAGCGCGAGATCGCCGACATGCGCCGCGAACTATCGGAGATGCGCCACACGAAGCCACCAGAGAACCCGGTGCTGGACCGCATCCTCACCAACGCCATCGACGGCAATAACGGCCAGGTGCTCGCGCTACGCACGCAGCACGAATCAGAGGTGCGCCAACTCAAGGAGGCAGCGCACGCGGACATCGCGCGCGCCGAGGATCGCCACGATCGCGCGAGGGAGGCGGCCGAGCGAGCGCACGAGCGCGAGATGATGAACACCAAGCAGAGCTACGAGCGCGAGATCACCGCGCTACGCCAGTCGCACGAGGTGGCGATCGCCTCTATGAAGGCGACCAACGACGTCCAGGTCAGCGTGCTCAACGCGGACGTGCGGCGCCTCGAGCGCGACAACGCCGAGCTTAGAATCGAGGTGAAGGAACTCCGCGAGAAGAAAGAAAAGCCGCTCCTCGAGCAGATGAAGGATATCAAGAACCTCAAAGAGGTCATCGCAGGCGACGATGATCAAGAGGATGCCTCGACGATCGGCAAGATCTTCGGGGCGCTCACCCCGGAGAATATCGGGGCAGTGACCTCGGTGTTCAAGGGGGCGGCGCCCGCGCCGGCGGCTCCGCAGCAGGCCCAGGCGCCCGCGCGTCCGCGCATCATCGTCAATGAGGCCACTGGCCAGCGATACAAGACGACGGATGGAACCACGCTCCGCCCGGTCACCCGGAAGCCCAAACTCGTGCCGGGCGTGAACGGTGAGGCCATCGAGATCCCCGTGGTCGACCCGGCCGAGCTCAAGCGGCTCATCACGTTCCTCGAGAACGCATTCGGCGGCGGCGCGGACCCGGAGATCGTGGCGCAGAGCGGGCGCTCGGCCATCCCGGCCGACATTCTGGCATGGCTGCGCAAGCATCACTCGCCCGAGATGGCCGGTATTGACCTATTCATGCAGAAGGTGGCACAGTTGCCGGGTGAATCGCCCCTCTCATCGCAGTCAGGCAAGAACTGGCTGCGCAAGGTCGGGGCCGCCCTCATCGAGTAACCCGACCCCAGCCGACTCGCCGCTGGGACCACGACGTCTTCCTGCCAGCCCTCATCTTCCCGGGTGAACGCTGTGCTTGCCCACCAACCCGAATAGCGCCCGCCTCGCCCCGCTCGTCCCCCAGTCGGGGATGGGCTATGGGGGGGCGCGTCTATTCTGGCTCCCGGACCAGGCGCCGACGTCGCGCATCGGGTACGCAGGCGCGCCGCAGACCATCGACGTCATGCGGCGCGCCGTGCTGGGCGACGCGGACCACTTCGAGACGCGGCAACTCGCCGAGATCGTTTGCGAGTGGCTCGACAGCAAAGACTACACGTCCGAGTATCTGGCGCTGTACCAGTTCCTGCTGCAGCGCACGCGGTACATGCGCGACCCGCGCCGCACCGAGCTCGTGCGCGCCCCCCACCTGATCAGCAAGCAGATCATGGCCGGTCACCGGCCGTCGCTCGACTGCGACGACATGGCGTGCTGGCTGGCAGCTGCGGTGATCGCGGTTGGCGGTCGAGCTGACTTCGCCACCGTCGCGTTTCAGCGGATGTTCTTCCAGGGGCAACCGCAATACTCCCACGTGTTCACGCGCGCCCTCGAGCCGCGAACCGGCACGCACATCGTGCTCGACCCCGTGGCGGCAGAGAAGACCCCGCAGATGCTCTCTCGCGTCAAGGCCGGGGCGACCTGGCCGGTGGCGGCCTAAAGGACAACGAAATGGCATACAACCTACCACCACCATGGTCCTCGGGGTACGCGATCCCGGACAACGTGGACGACGAGGGCCTCGAGCGCCGCGCGTTCATCACCAAGCAGATGCCGCGCGGCACCTACGATGACCCGCGCGTCGGCAACGGCGGCTTCGCCGTGCCGCAGTACATCGACGATGAAGGGTACGGGCAGGGCACGTTCACCACGAAGTGGCAGCCCTCGGGGTCGTATTCCGGCCCCAAGATCCCGCCGTGGCTGAACCAGCGCCCGAAGCTCGTCGCGGCTCGCCCGCTGCCGGGCGGCGGCCGTCAAGTCACGGTGCAGCCGCTGAGCGGCGACGAGCCACTGCCCCCCGCGGTGGAGACCTACGGCGCCAAGGCGGCTCAGGCGATCCTGTCGCAGATCTCGACGCTGCCGCGCGCCCAGCAGGAGACCGCGCTCCGCGGGATCATGGGCCGCATCGACAAGTCGCTGTACGACCGGACGCAGGACATCTTTCGTCGCTACCTCGCGCATGGTGTATCGCCCGCGGACGCCTTGCCACTGGCAATCGCGCGCGCGATGGCCGCTGGCGTCACGGCCGAGCTCGTCACCAAGGGCGCTCGTCGCGTCGCACCCCAGGCTGGTACGTCCCTGGGCCTGGGGTGCTACATGCGTTCACCAGGGGCGATGGGCGACACGGCAGCGCCGGCCAAGCCGGCCCTCAACTGCCTGCCGCCCGAGGGATACAACTGGGTCGACGATGGGAAGGGTGGGTATCTCGTGCGTGTGCGCGTGGGCGTGGCCCCGAATCCGATGCCATGCAAGGCGGACGGGACACCGTGGACCGTCACCAAGAGCACCGGTGCGCCGGGCGGCATCTCAGAGCCACCGCCACCGCCGGGAACGTTCTCGATCGGCGGAATGAACTTTCAGAGCCCTACGGTGGCCGCCGGATCGGGACAGCCGCTGCACCTTGACCGAGGTGGCCGCAAGCCGGATTTTGCGGCCCGCGACCTTCGCACGCTCACGAATGAGCAGGTGAAGGCCATCGGGGAACTTTTGCTGACCAAGCCGGATGGCCCCCTGAAGGACCTCGAGCATCGTCGGCCGTTCCGGCCCGAAGAACTCGCTATGCTCGCGAGAGTCGGGATCGGGCCAGAAACCAAGGTGAACCTCCTGACGGCCAGGAATATGTTCAACCCTGGGACGGCGGTCGCATACCTCCAGGATCCCAACAACGGGAACAACCTGCAGTTGCACATGATTTTTTGGCCTGGGACTGACTATAAGGACTGGTCACCGGAGAACCCACAGGCGTTGCGGGTGTGGCTGTCCAAGGTGCCGGACGTGAGCACGTGGGGGTCGATCATCAACACGGTCATCAAGCTTCCACAGACGCTCATCAAGATCGCGGACCCGCTCGGCATCGGGCAGGCGATCTCGCATGTCGTTGGCAAGACCATCGCCGATGGCGTCCGCAAGGTCGGCGACCTCACGTGCGACCTCGTCTCGACGCCAGGCGTCGGCGCCGCAGCCGGGGCCGTTGCCGGGGCCTATGTTGGCAATCCGGCTGCGGGCGCAGCGGCCGGAAATGCCGGTGCTGGCGCGGCGGCGCGCGCGTGCAACGGCGCCCCACCGCCGCCACCACCGCCGCCGGTCGTGGTTAAGAAATCAGTGCTGCCGCTGGTGCTGGTTGCGGGCGGCGGCGTGCTAGCAGTGGCCCTCCTGACCAAGAAAAAGAAGAAGTCATGAGCGAGACATCGATGGAATCGCGCGAGCTCCTGACCGCCATCGGCGTCGGGAACTTCAACGCTACGGGCATCATCCCGTACATGATGGTCGCTCCGGCCACCACGGACCCCAAGGCCAGCCAGATCATCATCCTCGTCCAGCAGATCCAGCGAGCGCTCTGGAAGCTGGGGGCGATGGACGTGCTCGTGAGCGGGCGGCTCGATGAGGCGACTGAGCGTGCTCTAGAGCAGGTTGCTGGCCCGAACTGGGAGCGAATGTCCTGGGGTGCCAACGTGAAGGCGCTGATCGATGCGGAGCGCAAGGGCTTCCGTATCCAGCCGACCGTCGCGATGGCCTACCAGCCGATGACGTTCCCGGTTGCGGTCGATGGTCCGCTCGACTTTCTGCCGGAAGTTCCGGGCGGCATCGTCACCTACGGGATCGGGGCCTACATCCTCTACTGCATGCTCTCGAAGCGGAGGTCTCGATGACGTACCTCGCACATCGCTCCGCGGTCGGCGACGACAACGGCGGCCTCGCGGACCTGCTCAAGGCCCTGGGACCGTTCTCGGCCGTCGAGCCGGATCCGTCGGACAACGTGAACCAGACCGCCAACGGCGGATCGACCACGTCGTCCGCGGACTTCGTGACGGTGAACGGCGTGTGCAAGCCGATGAACTTCCCCGCTCTCAAGGTGGTGCAGGAGTTTCAGCGGCAACTCAACCGCGTCGCCCAGGCCAAGGGGTTCGGCAAGATCGTCGTGGACGGCTCGGTCGGCCCCGCGACGCTGGCGCTGTTTCGCCGCGTGCAGGCGGCGTCCGCCGGCTCGGTGATGGGCGACCCGTCGACCTGCATGGGCGTCGCGCCCGACGTCGATGTCCTGGCCGCCCAGGTGCGGGCGATGGCCGATACGCTGGGCGTGCCGGCGACGGTCTCGGGGCCGCTCGCGGTCTCGGTGCCCACCATCCAGACCAAGAGCGGCAAGACGATCGTGGCACCGGACGCCGGCGTCATGGCGTCGCTGGCTGCGCTCTCCGGCATCGAAAAACTCGCCCTGCTCGGCGTGGCTGGTGGCATCGGCTACCTGCTCATGAACAAGCGCAAGCGAGGGAGGAAGTAATGCGCTATCAGCGATACAGGACTCGTGGGGGCGGCATCGTGGTCGCGCCGGTCGGGATCAACGGGCTCGGAGCCGACGCCGCCCCAGAACCGTTCAGCCTGCGCCGCGCCGTGACCAGCGAGCCGGTCAAGACGGCATCCGCGATCGCGCTCACCTACCACGGGTACCGTCGCACGGGGTCGATCATCTGGGCGCTCATCTACGGGCTCGCTGGTCGGCTCGTGCCAGTGGCCGCAGTCCCAATTTCCATCGCCCAGGGCTTCGGGCAGAAGAAGGGTTGCCCATGAAGTTTGCGTATCAACGCGGTGGTGGCTCCATCATCAACTGGAAGACCGGCATCCCGCAGCAGACGCGCGCGGCCGACGCGACCGCGCTCGGATGCTGTGGTCTCGGCTCGCTCGAGGGGACGTCGCTCGACGGATCAACGATCTTGCCGGCGCCCGGTGCGCCCGAGCCGATCGGCGTGACGCGGCAGGCGCCGATGGGCGACTGCAGTTGTCACGGGTCGTGCGGCTGCGGCGGTGGCGCCTTGGCCGGCATCGTCGAGTCGGTGCCCGGCGGTATGGCCACGCTGGCCGTGGTTGGCCTCTTCGTCGCATGGAAGATGTTCGGAAAGAAGCGGCGCCGGTAGGCCCCATGCGGTACTCGGTCTACGACTACACGCGGCGCGCCTACGACTACTACGAGGCGCCCGGACCCGGCGGCACTCACGCCGGGTCGCCGTCGAAGGCGACGCCCGAGCCTGTGGGGCCGGGGCTCGAGGGCGACTTTGGCGTGTCCCCGTCGCGTGCGTCGTGGAAACTCCCCGTGGGAGCGACGAAGGTAGGCAGCGGCGAACTGCCGCAAGGCCGTGTCGCGAGCCTCGACGGGTCTGACGAAGCGCTGTCGTCGCGATCGCTACTGATGTACGCGGCGCTCGGATATCTTGCATGGAGAATTCTCCGATGACGTACACCAGACGAGTGCGCACGCGTCTACGCAAGCCCACCAGTCTCGGCGACTGGTGGGGTGACTTCATGAACAACCTCAACGCCGATCTCGGCTTGCCGACGACACGGCCCAGCGACGAGGCGCAATGCATCGCGCTTGCGAATGCCACCTTTGCTCCGATGGATGCCAAGGTGAACGACTTGTCGGCGAACTGGAATCCGACAGGGTTCTATACGCCCGACGAGATTCGGACGCAGGTCGCCAACGTCATGGATACGGTGAGGACCGTGCAGGTGGCGATCGACCAGGCGCGCGCGGAGCCGAATGCATCGCAGGACAGCATCATGCGCGCGGTCAACGACCTGGCGCGCGTGGGCGAGCGGTCGCTCGGCTATCTGGCTGCGGCTAACAACGCCGATCAGAACGGCATCCGACTCGTCAACGCCCAGGGCCTCAAGCGCTGGGTGGTCGATTCGCTCGCGACGTGCTCGTCGAGCATGGTAACCGCCGCGGTCGTTGGGTGCATCGCGCCGTGGTGGATCGGGAGCCTGGCCACCTTTCAGCGCGCGTTCGACAAGGCATGGTCGACGGCAAAACTGCTGATTGGCGCGGTGCTGGCGATCGGAGAGACCGCGGTCCTGGTGGCCAACGACCTCCCAGACCTATACCGAGTCCTGAAGTACACCGCGCTTGTCGTGGGCGGGTACTTGCTGTGGGAGCGGTACCTCGCCAAGGACTGATCATGCACGACGACGATGACAACGAAGATCTCGACGCGGCGATCCTCAAGTACGAGGAGTTCCACCGCTACGGGCACAAACGCATCATCGTCGGTCGCGGATTCGAGATGCCGCGCACCATGTACCGAGCTGGCAAGGCGCTGTGGGTGACCTACCGCTCGCCCAAGGTCGACCCGGAGACACTGCGCAAGCCCAGGTCTCCGGTCAACTACATCCACGAGCACGACGCGGGCGTGAACACGTACCTGCCCACGTCGGCGGATGCCGATGGCGGTCCGGCGGTGGATGTGCCCGCGAAGTTCCGCGACGCCACGGCGCTCACCCGTCTGGGTATCAACCTGGGCTTCTCGTACGAGATGCCCGATGGGTTCAAGCAGGAGATGCGCGCCACCCGCAAGGGCGGCTATCCCGAGCTCTACGCCACGCCGGATGGCAACTGCCTGATCGTGATCGAGGCGCGCACGAAGGTGATCGCGATGATGTGGGGCGGCGGGCTTGGCGTCTACCCGAGAGGAATCGACGGATGACCCCGCTGACACCGAATATCGACCCGTCCACCCTGTCCACGCTCGACTCCGCGCTGATCGTCGCCGTCACCGCGCTAGCCCTGACAGTCGGTTTTTTGTTCAAGCACTACGCGGGCCGCATGGCGAAGTCTGAGGAGTCGCGCGAGAAACTCGACGCCGAGCACGCCAAGCAACTCGAGACGCTTTCCACCGCCCACAGCAAGCGGATATCCGAAGTCGAGGGGGCGCGACATCAGGCCATCATCGATCACGCCAAGGAGCGCGAGGTGTGGGCCGCGGAGCGCGTTCGACTCGACGGCATCCATGACCGGCTCCGCGCCGAGTACGCGCACCGCGAGGCGGAAAACCTCCGCAAGCTCTACGAGGACGCCCGCGAGGCGGAGAACATCCAGCGCCGCGAGTACATCCAGAACATGGAGACCGTCGCGAAGACCGCCGCAGATGCCGACGAGAAACTCGGCAACGCACTTCGCAAGATCAGCGATCGCCTAACCGGGCGACGGAAGGATATCTAGATGTCGTTCGTCAGATTTGCCGAGGGTAGCGGCGGCCAAGAACTCAGCGCATCCCCCGCGTGCGTCCGTGCCATCGACGCGTACTTGAGCATCGGCCGTGCCGCCGACCAACTATCCAAAGCGCTGGACGGTCTAACCCAGCCTGGCAGCTATCAAAAGCTGGACGATGAGGACAGTCTCGTGATCGTCCTGCGCGATTTCTTGCCGACCGATGACGGTCACGACAGTGGCAAGAAAGACGAAATAGGGGGTTGACTTAAGTATGTCCACCCTCGATGTCCGATCAGGTGGGCATCCTCTTCGTCAACGGTAAGCGTCGCGGGCTTCGGGTCCGCGGCAGAGCGGTGATCAAGAACCCAGCCCGCCGAAAGCGGCGCGCGCTATCCAAGCGCTACCTGGCGCATCTTAAAGCCGGCGGGTCGCGCAGGAAGCGCCGGCAGCCCGCCGCGCTTGCGCGGTATTGGAAGGCCCGCCGCGCATCCAAGAAGAGTCCAACTCGCAAGCGCAGGCGCGCGCACAAGTCGACCAGCACAAAGCGTGGCCGTCGAGCCCGCAGGAGCAAAGCTACTATGGCGAAGCGGAAGAAATCATCGAAGCGGTCTCGCGCCATGAAGCGGCGCTGGGCAGCTCGTCGGAAGGCCGGCAAGGTCGGCGGCATCGGCCGGACCCGTCGGCGCCGCGCACGCAAGGCGAGCGCTCCGAAGCGCCGTCGTCGGCGCCGCGCACGCAAGGCGAGCGCTCCGAAGCGCCGTCGTCGGCGCCGCAAGAGCTCGCGCACGCGGCGCAGTACGCGCACGCACTCGGCGCATAGCGCCCGCACCCTCCGTGTTCCGCACCCCGGCGCGTACGCCTCGAACCCGGGACGGCGGCGCAGCCGGCGTCGTCGGCGTGGGTCCGTGCGGCGCCGCCGCCGTGGCGCGCGGCGCATGCGCCGTGGTGGCCACCGCCGCTACCGTCGCAACCCCGGCATGTTCGGGGGGCTGATCGACATCGCCAAGAGCGCCATCCCGGTGTTCGCCGCGCTGTACGGCAGCAAGTTCGTCGTGAGCTCGGTCGCGGCGCGCGCGACGTTCCTCGGTACGGCCGCCGGCCCGGTGCTGTCGGTCGGTGCGATGGCGCTCGCGAACTGGGGCGCTGGCAAGGTGGGGTTCCTGGCGAAGCACAAGAACGCCATCCTGCTGGGCACCGGCCTGGGCGCGCTCGAGTCCATCATCCGATCGTTCGCTCCGGCGAGCGTCAAGTCGATGATCGGCCTGTCCGACTACGTCCAGATGGGCGACTACATCGCGGTCGGCGCGACGCCCATCAATGACAGCATGACGCTGTCCGACTACATCGCGGTCGGTGATGGCGTCGAGGAAGAGCTCGGCCTCGAGGAGGAACTCGGCGTCGAAGAGGAGCTCGGCGGCACGATGGGCGGCCTCATGGGTGGCGGTGGCAACCTGCTCGCGCCGGTGCCGACGCAGTCGTTCCTCGCGCCCGTGCCGGCGAGGTCGTTCACCAAGCAGATCCCGGCCGCCGGTACGAGCTACGACAACCCGGGCCAACTCTACAACGGCATCTTCGCCGGCAAGTTCGGCGGCTGATCGCCTTACCCGCGGTTCACCCGCGGACACGACATCTGAGATGCGGCGGGCGACCCCCGCCTGGTGACCGCCGGAGATTCTTCCAGCCCCTCACCGAACCAAACGTACATAGCAAGGACAAACAGATGCCTCGTCTCCATGGATACCGCGAGCGGCTCCACCAGCCCCTCTGGGACACCCTCATCCGCACCACGGGTGACCCCACCACGCCGATCGTCAACTCGACGAAGCTGTTCGGCAACGCGAACATCGGCAACCTCGCGCTGACCAACCTCCAGACCGCCGGCCAGTTGGCGTCGGATCAGACGTACGTGATCCTGGCGATCCGGTGCTTCGAGTACTTCGATGGCACCAACCGCCGCGACAACTACCTGAACGTCACCAGCCAGTTGTTCTGGACCCTGACCGTCGGCACCAAGCCGATGTTCCAGGCGCCGTGCTGGTACTTCCCGGCCGGTGGTGGCGTGTGGGGCTTCGACTCCTCGCAGTCGGTGTTCTCGAACGGCACGCCCGAGCAGGCGTCGATCCTGAAGCTGGCCCGCCCGATCATCGTGCCGGTTCGCCAGAACTTCGCCGCCCAGGCGGACTTCTTCGCGATCGGCACCACGAGCGCGCTGGACCAACTCAACAGCGGCGCGACCGACGACGTGAAGAACATCATGTTCATGCTCGACGGTCTCCAGACCCGCGACGTCCAGTAGGACGCGCCGCCCGACGGCTCCTGAACAGGTCGCCGGGCACCACAACTGAAGTTGCCATCTGAGACGTCTGTCCCACCGCCGAGTTCGCTCGGCGAGCCCGGAATCTCCGGGAACCCCACCTAAAGGGAGTCCTGACATGGCACTGTCGCAAGCCGAAGCCGCGATCCTCCGCAGCCACAAGACCGCGCTGACCACTCTGCAGGCGCAGATCGGTCAACTGGCCCAGGCATTCAACCAACTCAACGAGCGCCCGGCCTCGGTCCAGGAAGAGATCGACCGGATCCCGGGGCGCCGCATCGAGAGCGTGCTCGCTGGCGAGGTCACCTTCACCGCCTCCGATGAGGGCCAGGCTGGCGCGCCGATCATCATCACGGTGTCGCAGGATGGCCCGTTTATCATGACGCACTATCCGATGGCGCTATGGCGGCCGAGCGGGCCGAGCGGCGCCACGAACCTCGGCCGGTGGCGCCCGGTGTCCACCTTCCCGCTACCGACGCAGCAGGTCGGCACCGACATCATCGATCTCATGTACGAGATGCAGGACGGCGGCGCGCAGCGCAACATGCAGAACGCGCCGCGCGGCCCGCTGTTCTCTCGGCCCGACAACATCGTGCCGTGTCCGGTCCCGACCATGTGGTCGCCGAACGCGACGATCGTGTTCCGCCCGAACTACCTCGCCTTCACCTGGAACAGCGCCGTCCCTCCCACCGAAGGCACGCTGCACGTCGACCTCATCGGCTACCGCATCACGAACCTCTAAGCCCATGACTTACCTGCGCCCCATGGGAGATGACAGTGTCCAGGCCACCGGCCCGGCCGCTGTTTTGGCGCGCCAGGTCAATCGGTTCATGGCCGCGAAGGTGCCGTACCAGTTCATCACCGCGCCGCTGCCGGTCGGCAACCAGGTTACGCCCGAGCTCGCGATGGCCGCGGTCCTGATCTATCAGCGGAAGGCGACCGACTCGTTCACGCAGTTCCACGACGAGGGTTCGCGCCTAGCGATCGAGGCGGCAAACGCCGCATTCGCCAACCCGGTCTCGTTCGTGTCGTCTCGCATGGCCGAGATTACGAACGCCGTCTCCGGCATGGCCGACGCGCTGGGGCTGCCCGCCGCGTCCGGCGACGACCAGATTGGTGGGATGTCGAGGTCGACGCTCCTTTTGATCGCTGGCGTCGTGGGTGTCGTGTTCCTCATGCGCAAAGGAGGCCGGTGATCGAAGTCGGCTGAGGTCGCTCGCCGGTGCGAGCGCAATGAGGGCGACGTTTCTGTCTTCGCGTCGTCACCAAAATCCCGGGAAGGATGCGATAGCGCGGGCGGGCGACCTCAGCCGACTTCACACCAGCACCAAATGACGTATCAACGCAGAACATCTCTGGGCGGCATCGGCGACACCATCTCGGCGGCGGCGAACGTCGTCAACGACCCGTACTTCAATGAGGCGGTGTGCATCGCTGGGCAACTGCGTAGCGTCGAGCGCGGTGAGCCGGTGATCTCGTGCGGCACGACGCCGCCGAACCTGGCAGGCGGCGCCGGACTGCGAAGCCTGATGCCAGCGCTACGCGGGTACGCGTTCGCGCAGCAGAACAAATGGGTGTACCCACTCGCGCTCGCCGCGCTGTTCGGTGTGCCGGCGCTGATCGGGTACGAGCTCGGAAAGAACCGATGAAGACTTCCACCGTGCTCATCCTGGGTGGCGCCGCCGTGGCGCTCTACTACCTGTCCAAGAAGTCTGCGGCCACCTCTGCGCTCACGGCCGGGTCGGCTGGCACGCAGTCGCCGCCGTTTGCGGCCCCGCAGGTCGTGGTGAACGTGGAGGCGGCGGACATGGACTACGATCCGCCCGCTGGGTGGGGCATGCCGTGGGGGCCGTCGTGGGGGTCCTATCGTGCTGGTAGAGGGCGGGGCGGTGGCCATGGGGGCGGCCATGGGCACCACGGCCGAGGGCGACGGTAATGGGGTACACGAGAGATAGCGACCGCGCGACGCGCGGCGTGGGGGCGATCGCCGCATCCGACATGGTGTCATCGTCGACCCGCTACCGCCGGGTTCAGGTCGGGCGCGCGACCCGCGCACGAGATCGCCTCATGGCGGCGGTCGCATCGGGGGCTCTCGGGGCCATCGATCGCGACACGCCAGATCGGCGATCGCCGGGCGGAAGCCGCGCTCCGGACCGTCGCCCAGCGCCGGTTCCAACCCGTACGCCAACACCAACCCCTCCGGCAAACCCGGTTCCACTCCCCGGCATGCGAGGCGTGCGAACGCTGCAGCCCGGCGCGTATCACAGTCCGAATTCGCCGCCGCCGCCACCCGCAGCGATCCCGCCCGGGTTCGTGCCGGGAACCAAGGCCCCGATCCCCGGCGCGATCGTGCGTGATCATCGTGGTGCGACGACCCAGAACCCGACGTCACCCACGACGCCAACATCCCCCACGTCGCCGACGCAACCACCTGGTCCTGGTCTTGTCGTGCAGCCCCCGGTACCAAGCAGCGGTGGTGGTGGCGGAGGAGGTGCGGTCCCGACTCCAGACGGCGGCCGAGTCGTCATGGGTCCCAATGGGCCGATCGTCATTCCGCCCAGCCCGGAGATCCCAGACGCGAACGGCGTCATGATCGCAGGATACCCGATGACCACGGTGCTCCTGGTCGGCGGTGTCGCCGTCCTGGGGGCCTACCTCCTACTCAAGGATCGGAAGAGTTCATGAGTTACCACCGACGCGGCATGGGCGATCCGGTCACCGCTCCTCACGAGGTCGATCCGACGATCTTCGACCCGAACTCGAGCAACCCGCCCATCGACATCACCGGCCCCAAGCGGATCCCGTGCGATCAGTTTCCGGCCGACCATCCGTTCAAGCGCGTTGGCGCCGCGTGCGGCCCGAGCATGCTCGACTGGCTCAAGGATGCGCTCTCGAGCGCCGTGAGCGGCGGCGCGCAAGGTGCGCAGCCCGAGCCAAAGACCAACTACGTGCCCTACGTCGTCCTCGCGGCCGGCGGCGGCCTCGCTTACTATCTCCTGTCGAAGAAGAAGGGGAAGATCTGATGTACATGAAGCGCGTCCTCGTCAAGAACAAGCGCTCCCTGCTCGGGGGCGTCCTCGGGGCGTTCGGGGGGTTCTCGTCGGATGACCAGTGCTCGACGATTCCCATCGGCGATGGTTACCGGAAGCCGGGCAACTACTGCGCGACCCCGGACGGCGGCATGACGACGTTCAACTCCGACGGGTCGACGTACCGCGCGCCGGGCGCCGTGGATCCCGATCCGGCGCACCCGGCGGGAATGAGTGCGGGCGGCGGCATCCTGGACTCCATCCTCCGCTTCCTCCCCGGCCAGCAGCCGACCGTCATCGCCCCGCAGCCCCAGACCGGCCTGTCTACTACTACCGCGATCGCCATCGGTGGCGGTATCATCATGCTCGCGCTCGTCCTCAAGAAGCGCGGCTAAGGAGACACCCACCATGGCGTACGCGCGAAACAACCTCATCAGCCGATCCGGGTACGCCGGGGTCGGTGACTTCTGGGACGACATCGGCGGCGGCGCCAAGGCGGTCCTCGACTTCTACAACCGCAGTCAGCAGTCAGCGGGCGCGGCTGCCGCGGCTGCCCAGACCAACCGCGATCTCGCGGCGGCGCTGGCCGCCCAGCAGGGCGGGATCTCTACCACGACGCTTCTCCTGCTCGGCGTGGCCGGGCTCGGCGCCGTCTTGCTCCTGAAGAAGTAGACTCGGCTCCATGACCAAGAACTCGCTCTCCATCGACCTCCGCGACCCGCGCGTGCAAGACATGATGGGCGTGAAGCCGGGTTCGCTTGCCAGTGGCAAGGAGCGCGAGGTCGTGCGCATTGCCGGAGACATGGAGACCGGGATCTCGATGACGACCAGCCTGACGGCAGGCAAGCAGGAGGTGGTGGTGGTGTACGGCGACCAGTTCTTGACGGTCGATGTCTACGCCATCCCCGGCGAGCCGCTGGTCGCGCACATCATCTGTCCGCGCTGTCGCAAGCAGTCGCGGATTCCGGGGGATCGCAAGGCGATCGACTTCGACCCGTCGGCGGTCAATCCGATGCGCACGACGATCCTGGCGACGCAGTCACCGGATTTGATGGCGGCCGGCGGTATCGGGCGTCTCTCGATCGAGCCGTTCGAATGCGCGTGGGAGATGGGCGACGACAGGCACGTGGCGGGCGCGCTGCACAGCGGCGTGTCGCTGTGCCGGCTGCGCATCGGAATCACCAACAACCGGGCGATGGACGCCTAGAGGGCGAAAGCGATGACGTGGTCTCGGGGCGGCCTGATCAATGAGATGAGCGAGGCGCTCTGGGAGAGCGTATCGCAGACCCGCGGCAAGGCGCCGGCGCCAGCGCGCAAGGCGGCCGAGGATCTCGCGCACCTCTACGAGGAGGTGAACCACACCGGCCTCGTGGGCATCGCCGATCAACTTCACCGATCCGCGTCGGACCTCCGTCCGTCGGACGTCGGCGATATCCTGGTGTCCTACGCGATGGGCGCCGGTGGCGAGTGGGACTCGGTGGTGTATGGCGCCGGGCTCCGCGTGCCGACGTTCACGGCCGAGCTCGAGTCCCGCGATGGCCAACTCGAGTTGACCTGGGATGGTGGCGCCGAGGTGCAGAACCCGGCCAAGCAAGACGTCCACGCCGCGAACAGCCAAGATCGCATCATCCTGCTCGAGGACGATCCGGTCCTGCAGGCCGGCACCACGAAGATGCTCGGGCGGATCTTCAAGGGCACGCCGGTCATCGTCTCGGACAACGTGGACGCGGCGATCGCGAATATCAAGGTCCACATGGTCGGCCTCATCGTGAGCGACGTGGATGTGCTCGGCGACAAGAGCGGCATCGACCTGTTTCACTGGGTGGAGGAGAATCGCCCGGACCTCGTCGACCGGTTTGTGTTCTTTACCGGAAACTCCGCGGCGGAGTTCGAGCACTACCGATACCTCGCCAAGGGCGGCGCGCTGGCCAAGGACCTCAAGGAGGTGATCTTCGCCAAGCGGCCCGCGCGCGACACGGATCGGATGTCGAAGCCGAAGTCGCCTCGCTCGCCCGCGCGTGCGCCGTCGCCCGTGGCCTCGCGGACGGTCAAGCTGTCGCGACCGCCCGACGCAGTGCTGAGCCCGCCGCCTCGCCCCCGGCCGACCAAGACCGGGGCGACGCGCGCGGATTTGCGAGACATGAGACGCCACGAGCGCGAGGCAGCCGAGTACGACCGGTTGCTCGCCGCGCCGGGGCCGCATGTGAAGCCAGACCCGTTGCCGGACCCCGGCGCGTTCGCGGCGAACTTCGCCCGCGACTTCGAGACGGCGTTCCGTCGGCTCGACAAGGGTCACAACTACGTACTGCTCTACGACCTGCGCAAGGCGATGCCGCAGTATTCGCACGAGGAGTTCACCGCAGGCGTGAACGACATGCGCCGGCAGAAAGTGCTGAGCCTCGACAGCGCGGATGGCCGGCACGTGAAGCTGACCGACGAGCAACTCGCCGGCGGTATCTTCGAGGGCGACTCGCGGCTGCAGTACGCGGCATATCGCCAGCGTCTCGGGCATGCGCCGGCTGCGGCTCCTGCGCGGTCTGCGCGGCGCGAGATGCCCATCGAGGAGTTCGCCCAGGCGGTCAACGTGGCGGCCGATGGGATCGGCGACGAGAGCGAGGTCGAGGGGGAGGCGCGCGGCCGATTCGGCGATCGGAAGGTGTTCATCGCGGCGATCTGGAGAGACCTCCGGGACTACCCTCGGTTCGCCTCGATGTCCGCCGAGGAGTTCAAGCGGCGTCTGCTCGAGGCGCATCGCCAGCGTTTGCTCACGATGGCGCGCGCGGACCTCGTTGCCGCGATGGACCACAATGAGGTGATCGGGTCGGAGATTCACGATCGCGGCGCGACGTACCACTTCGTGGTCAACGAACCCAATCAGGCTGCGCGGCGCTCCCCGGCGCGGCCGGCCCCGGCGGTGACTCGGCATGTGGTCCAGCGTCCAGCGCCCGCGACGGTCGTGGCGCCGGTGGGCGGCGTCGCCGACGCGGTCATCGACGCGGTCAAGAAGACCGACGAGGACCAGCGCAACGGACGCGGCTACGGCCGCTTCGGGAGCAAGGTGTTCGTCTCGGCGATCTGGCGCCGCGTCCAGGACGATCCACGGCTGGGCGGCATGACCTACGACCAGTTCAAGAAGAAACTCGTCGAGCTCAACCGCACCGGGGCGCTCGTGCTCGCTCGCGCGGACCTCATCGGCGCGCTCGACCCCGACGAGGTCGCGGAGTCCGAGATCAGCGATCGCGGTGCCACCTTCCACTTCGTACTCAACGAAAGGGACGGGTGGTGAGACGTGACCTACGCCCGCGCCGCGCAGGCGCTGGGGGCGACCCCCGTTGAGACAGCCGCGCCGGCGCCAGGTAGGCCGCAGCCGCCGATCTACCCGCTCCAGGTCGGCGCGCATGGCGGCTACCTCGAGGTCAGGTCGACGCCTGCGGACGGGTCGTGCGGCGTCGGGCTGTACCCATGCCGTCATCCTGGCGTGGACGTCGCGGGCTTCGCGGGGACGACCGTGGTGGCGCCGGAATCCGGGACGGTGGTCGCAACGGCCGATGGCAACAGCGCGCCGTTCGTTGGCTATGGCCCCTGGCTCATCATCATCCAGGGCGACAGCGGCAAGTTCCACCTCCTGGCGCACCTCGAGCCGCTGACCGCCGCCTATGCACCTGCGGGCGCTCGAGTCGCCGCCGGCCAGCAGGTCGGCGTGACGAGCTCGGCGAACCACACGCACTGGGAGGTGCGTCGGAAGATGGTGCCGGACTTCGCGGCCGGTGAGAGCAACTTCACGAACAACGACGACCCGCTCGGCTGGCTGGCGCTGGCCGGAATCGGCGTCGGTGCGGTGTTGGTCGTCGGCGGGGCCGCGGTGTTCCTGTGGCTCCTCTATCAGCGGAGGCGACACGTATGAGCAATGTCTTCACCGAGCTTCCGGTTCCGCTCGGAAACGGCAACGGAACCGCGGTCGACGTGTCGACGTTCGGCGGCACGAAGACCGTCGTGGTCGTCGGGACCGCGCGCTCGGCGATCAACATCGAGTTCAACAACAGCGACGATCCGACGCTCGGGTCGTGGCAGTCGCTGACCACCATCCACAACAGCGGATCGATCACGGTCTCCGTGGCCGCGCGGTGGATGCGCGCGAGCGTGTCCGCGTACAACACCCGGGTCGGCGGCACGAGCTCGGTGCACGTCGGCGCGACCGATGCCGGGGCGACGTTCGTTGAACTTCCGGTGCCGGCCAGCAACGGCGTCGGTGACTCGGTCGACGTGAGCTCGGCGCTGCTGGGCCTGTTCAAAACGGTGCAGGTCGGCGGCCCGTTCCGCGGGTCGCTGATCGTCGAGGTATCGGTCGACGGCGACGAGTGGGCGCAGCCATTCGCGTTCTACCGGCCGAACGCCGAATCGACGGTGGTCGTGGCGCGCCTCATGCGCGTCAAGCGCGCGGGCGTGCCGCCCATCAACCCCGGGCTGCCCGTCGTCAACGTCGGCGCGACCACGCTCGGCGAGGGCGGCGGGGGCGGTACCACATCGACATTGGTCGTGTTCGACTACATCGTCACCGGCGAGGAGCCGGACCTGTCCGAGCTCACGATCCCGCTGCCGACCGCGCAGACCGCGGTCTACGGCGTGACGTGCACCTGTCAGAGTGTCGGGGCGATCGTCGCCTTCGACATCCCGCGAGACCAGCAGACCACGACGGAGTTCGTGTGCATCGCGACCGCCGAGCTCCAGGCCGGCGATCGCATCACGTTCTTCGTCTCCCCCCTCACCTCGAGCCCCACCTGAGGATCCATGGCGAAGCCGTTTGCATGTCGTGTAGTGGCCGGCGAGTCCGTGACGGTGCGCGTGCTCGACTCGACCGCGCGTCTGATCCTCAGCAAGGACGGCCCGGACGAGGTCCCGACGGCGCTCCTGCAGGCGTCGAGCACCACGCTGGTCGCGTCCGGCGCCGGGAACACGATGGCGCTGACCTGCGACGACGGAGCTGGGATGCACCTCGTCACCGATGGCGCTGACCTGCTGCTCGAGAATTCCGGCACGCAGATCACCTCGAACCTCGCATCGACGGGCAACCTGCTCGTCACCAACACCAACGGCAACGTGGTGACCACGGCCGGGCAGATCGTCGAGACCGCGCAGATCGCGGTCATCAATGGCACGGCCACGGTACTGCAGACGATGCTCACCCTGGGCAACAGCGCCACGCTCAACCCGTCGAACGCCAACTACGCCGAGCTCGGCCCGAGTCAGGCTACCGGGCTGAATCTCGCATCCCGACTCGATGTCTTTCCGAACGCGGCCGGGACGACCATCGACTCCATCATCATCGCGTCGCCCAATCCCGACGGGCGGCAGATCGCTATCCAGAACATCGGCACCGCGGGCGGCCAGACGCTCACCCTCCGCAATCAGAACGACGCCGGCACGGCGGGTGGTAAGTTCTTCGGGCCTGGTGACTACGTCATCCCCGCGGGCGGCGGCGTGATCATCACCTTCGACTCGACAGCGCCCGGGTTCTGGTTCGTTCGCGGCGTCTAACAGGGAGTTCATCTATGGCGAATCAATTCGTTTCTCTCACAGTACCGCTCGGCAACGGCGTCGGCGCCGCCACGGATGTCTCGACGTTCGGGGCCACCAAGACGATCACGGTCGTAGGCACCGCGCTGTGCACCATCACCATCGAGCTCAACAACGACGCCGCCCAGGGTGGTGGATGGCAGGCGGTGGCCAGCATCCAGAACAGCGGCTCGACGACCATCAACGTCGCGGCGCGGTTCCTGCGCGTGCGCGTCTCCGGCTACAACGTGAACGTCGGCGGCACGAGCACGGTGAACGTCGGCGGCACGACCTCCGGCACCACGTTCGCGTCGCTGACCGTCCCCGCGGGGAACGGCGTGGGCGCGTCCGTGGACGTCAGCGCGGACATCGGGCTGTTCAAGACGGTGCAGGTCGGTGGGGCCTTCGGCGGCGTGCTGATCGTCGAGATCTCGGTCGACGGCACGACCGACTGGGCGCAGCCGTTCCAGTTCCAGGGGTCGAACCGCCTCGCGAGCGGCGTCATCGTCGCGAAGTTCATGCGCGTGCGGCGCTCGGGCGTCCCCGTGAACAACCCGGGCACCCCGCTGGTCAACGTCGGCTTCACGACGACATCCGAGGACGCTGGCACCTCGGGCGCGGTGGCGATCTCCGCGGGGTCTCAACTTGCGACGACCGGCACGGTGGTGTTCTCGAACTCGAACGGCGTCACGTTCGGGATGTCGGGGTCGTCCATCGTCACCGCGAGCCACGACGGTCCATCGGGGATCGCGGCGGCCGGGTCGACCGGAACGTCGGGCACCATCGTGTTTTCGAACTCGAACAACGTCTCGTTCGGTATGTCCGGCTCGGTGATCACCGCGACCGCGCAGACCGCCGGCGGCACCGCGTCGGGCATCGGCATCAGCGCGAGCGCGTCGCTGGTCACCACCGGCGTGATCACGATCTCGAACAGCAACAACATCACGTTCGGGTTGTCGAACGGCGTCCTCACCGCCTCGCGGCTCGGCCCCACTGCGATCGCGGCCGGCACGCAGACCGCGACGGCGGGAACCGTCGTGTTCTCGAACTCGAACGGCGTCTCGTTCGGCATGTCCGGCTCGTCCATCGTCACCGCGAGCTACAGCCAGTCGACTGGACCGGCGGCGATCAGCGCCGGCACCGCCTCGGTCGGCGCTGGCACGGTCGTGTTCTCGAACTCGAACGGGGTCTCGTTCGGCCTCAGCGGATCGACGGTGACCGCCTCCAAGCTCGGCCTCGACGCTGTCATTGCCGGGACGGCCACGCAGTCCGCAGGCACCGTGTCGTACGCCAACTCGAACGGCGTCACCTGGGGCCTCAGCAACTCCACCTTGACGGCATCCGTGCGGCCGTCGATCGGCGTCCAGGCGGGCGCCTCGACGCTCACCAGCGGCACGGTGGTGTTCTCGAATTCGAACAACGTCTCGTTCGGCATGAACGGATCGATCGTCACGGCCAGCGCGGCCGGCGCCAGCGCCGCGGCGATCGCGGCCGGCACGCAGACCGCGACGGCGGGAACCGTCGTGTTCTCGAACTCGAACGGCGTCTCGTTCGGCATGTCCGGCTCGTCCATCGTCACCGCGAGCTACAGCCAGTCGACTGGACCGGCGGCGATCAGCGCCGGTGCGGCGTCGGTCGGCGCTGGCACCGTGGTGTTCTCGAACTCGAACGGCGTCTCGTTCGGCCTGTCGGGCTCGACCATCACCGCATCGGCGGTGGGCGTGGGGCCGAATGCGATCTCGGCCGGATCGACGATGGCGACGGCCGGCACGGTCGTGTTCTCGAACTCGAACAACATCACGTTCGGGATGAGCAACAATATCGTGACCGCGTCGTTCTCCGCCACCGCCGCCGGTGGCGGTGGCGTGGCGCTCAGCGCCGCCGGGTCGAGCCAGTCCGCCGGCACGGTGGTGTTCTCGAACGCCAACGGCGTCTCGTTCGGCATGAGCGGATCGACGGTCACCGCGTCCGTACCTGCAACGCCGACTCTCGTCGGCGGGTACTTCGGAGATGGCTCCGACGGCAACGTCAGCGTCACCGCCGCCTCCACGCTCACGCGCGACATGTTCTATGACACGCTCACCGGATCTTCAAGCGTGACGCTCGATTCGGCGGGATTCCGGATCTTCTGTCGGACCGCGCTCGTTGGTCCCGGAAGCGGCACCTTCACGATCTCGCGCAAGGGCAACGACGCATCCGGCAGCACCGGGGGCGTCGGCTTTCTTGGCACCGAAGGTTCGCTGAACAGCTTCAGCGGTGGCGGCTCCGATGGCCTCCAGAACAACGGCCAGAACGGCGGGGACACCAACAATGCCCCCACGGCGTTCCGCCCTGGTACCGGCGGCAACTCGGGCGCCTCGAGCAGCGGCAATACCGGCGCGACCGGCGGCGGCATCACCAACCTGATCCCCGTCTCGGTCGGTGGCATCAACAACCTCCCCGCAGCCCAGGTCGCGCGTCTCGGCACATCCAATACCGCCTCGATCTCCGGCGGCGCAGGCGGCGCCTCGGGCGCTGGCGTGACCGGAGTCTCAAACGGCGGCGGTGGCGGTGGTGGCGGTGGATACCTTGTGGTCATGGCCCGCACGGTCACCAACCCCTCCAACGTGCTCCTGACCGCCGCGGGCGGCGCCGGTGGCAACGCTGGGGTCGGCGCTGGCGGTGGTGGTGGCGGCGGCGGTGGGTACATCTGCCACGCGGTGGGCGGTGGTACTGCGGCGACGACCAGCGTGGCCGGCGGCGCGGCCGGAGCCGGTAACGGCGGAGGATCAAACGGGGTTGCTGGCGGCGACGGCAAGGCGATGGTGTTCAACTTCGGCGTGGCGTGACTCTGGCAAGGTGGTGAGCAGATCCCGAGTGCGCCGTTGGCGCTCGCCGGGATCGCTCCTTCTATGGCATGGTGGCGTCCGTGCCGGGATCTGATGACAAGCCCACCCATGTGAACGTGATGTTGGAGCTCGCCCAACTCCAACATGCCATGGCGCCGGACGCCGAGGCGCCCGGTCTGGGGTTCGAGCGGGTGTCGACCATCGCAGGCAACACCTACCGAGACCAGTCGACCATCGTCATCATGCCCACGCGCGAGCCGCTGATCCACTTCCGGGTCGCGGCGGCGCTGTGGGGGATGATTGCGCCGATGAACCAGAAGCGGCACCTGATGATCTGCCACGGCGACGAGGTTGGGATCGCCTACGACAAGATGGTGAGGTCGATCCTGGACCACCCGGACCTCGGGAAGTGGAAGTACATCATGACCGTCGAGTCGGACAACCTCGTCCCGGCCGACGCGCAGAAGCGGCTCCTCGAGACCATCGAGGCCGGCGCCTACGACGCCGTGTCGGGGCTGTACTTCACCAAGGGCGACTACAACATGCCCATGGCGTACGGCGACCCCCAGCGGTTCGAAACCACCGGCGAGCTCGAGTTCACCCCGCGCAACGTCACCGAGGCGCTCCGGTGCGGCCAGGTGATGCCGGTGAACGGGATCGCCATGGGCTGCGCGCTGTGGCGTATGGACCTCTTCCGCGAGATGCCGCAGCCGTGGTTCGTGACGGTCGACGACATCCTCGACAACAAGCCCATGGGGTTCACGCAGGATCTGTGGTTCTGCAAGGAGGCGCGGCGGAAGGGGCGGCGGTTCGCGGTGGACTGCAGGGTGAAGGTCGGGCACATGGACCTGAACACCGGCGAGGTGTACTGATGGCAATCATCATCTGGTCCATCGTGGCGCTCTGCTCGTTTGCAGGCAGCGATGCCGCGCGGAAGAAAGCCGTGGAGCGCGTTGGGCAGTGGGCCGAGCTCGCCTGGGTGGCGATCGTCGTGCTCATGTTCTTCCTCGGCGCGGTCGCCATCTCGCGGGCGGTCGTGGCGGCCATCATCTCGCAGTCCGGTCAATGACCTGGGCGATCGTCCTATTCGCGGCAGCGGCCGTCTGCGCGCTCATCGCGGGCGTGTGCTACTGGACGATCGAGGTCGGCTTCGATGCGGAGTGGCCCGGAGAGCCACACCCGCACGAGTGGGAACTGCTCGTCACCATGTCGCTGTGCGTGGTCGCGTGCCCGGCATCGCTCATCGGAGGCATCCTGCTATGCGTTTTCTGAGCACGGAGTTCTGATGGCCACGGGCATGGTCATAGACATTGGTCCGCGCATCCGTCGCAAGATGCTCGAGACCTGCAAACACGATTCGGTATCCGTCTCGATGACGAGACAAGAGCTGACGTGTGATGAATGCGAAAGGGATATAGACCCGTGGGTCTGGATCCGAGGGATCTGCTTGCAAGCCGAGATGTGGGCCGAGCAATACGAGAAGATGCACGCCGCCGCAGAGGCGGACTTCAACGCAAAACTCGCCACGCTGAACGCTCAACTGAAGCACCACGCCGACGAGGTCAACCGCCTCATCGACACCAAGAACCGACTGAACAGCGAAACGGTCAACGGCGTCAAGCTGCGAGACGCCAAGCGATACACGAGAAAGCGAACGTAAATGCGCATCCTGATCACCGGCGGCTGCGGGTTCCTCGGCAGCCACCTCGTCGAGCACTTCCTGAAGACCACTACGGCCGAGCTCGTTGTGCTCGACAAGCTGTCGTACGCCTCCATGGGGTTCGACCGGCTCCGCCTTGTGCGCGAGGGCATGTCGGACCCCAGCGAGTTCACCGACCGCGTGCGGATGCTCAACCCGGACCTGACCTTGCCACTGGCAGAGGGGGTGGTGCGCGAGATCGGCGAGGTCGACTACATCATCCACGCCGCGGCGGAGAGCCACGTCGACAACAGCATCATCGACCCGTTGCCGTTCCTGCAGAGCAACGTGATCGGCACCCACAATCTCCTGTGGGCCGTGCGGCAGATGCCCAGCGTGCGGCGGGTATTCGTGGTGTCGACGGATGAGGTGTACGGGCCGGCGCCGATGCAGGGGAGCGGCAACTTCGCGTCTCCGGCGATTAACAAGTTCGTGAACCTTGCAATGGACCTGATTGAAATCCTGTCCAAGCATGGCGGTGCCAAAGCCCAACGTGAGCGAATTGGACTCGATTACGAGGTCTACCAGGGAATCGTCAAGGACGTCTTGGACGCGAGACGTTCCGCCATGCACGTCGGCTTCGACGAGGCGGCCACGTTCCGCCCGGCGAACCCCTACGCAGCTGCGAAGGCCGGCGGCGAGATGGTTGCCATGGCGTACGCCAACACGTACCGCCTGCCCATCACCATCGTGAACACCATGAACCTCATCGGCGAGCGCCAGCACCCCGAGAAGTTCGTGCCGCTCGTGATCCGCAAGATCCTCACCGGCGAGACCATCCACATCCACGCCGACCCGACGCGGACGCGCGCGGGCACGCGGTTCTACCTGCACTGCCGCACGTTCGCGAACGCGCTGGCGTGGCTGATCGTAGGAGATGACGAGAACCGCAAGCACCTCGAGTCATACGACGAGGTCGACGCTCCATTCGACCCGCTTCCGCTCAAACTTCACGTGTGCGGAGAGCGCGAGCTCTCCAACCTTGAGCTCGCCCAGATCATCCACGGAGTCGTCGAGCGGGACGCACGCACGCGCGCATGCCAAGACTACGAGCTTAAGTACGAGCTCGTCGACTTCCACTCGTCGCGCCCAGGGCACGACCTGCGCTATGCGATGGACGACAGCGCCATCCGCCGCATGGGGTGGCAGCGCCCGATGGGCCTCGAGCAGTCGCTCGAGAAGACCGTGCGGTGGTACCTCTCCAATCCCCAGTGGCTGGGGCTGTAGCCGACCGACCGCAAGCTCGATAACCAGCAACCAAAGGAGTAGTGCATGCCGAAGTTCCGCAAGAAGCCTGTGGTGGTCGAGGCGTTCCAGATGACCGAGGCAAGCCGATGGGCCATGACGGAGTGGCCGCGGTGGATTCACGAGGCGTGGAATAAGCGCTGGCCGGAACCTGGGGCCATCGCGCCGATGGAGCGCGTTCCGCCGTGTGGAGTTCCCGGTCACGGAGACCGCCTCGTGATCTCTACGCTTGAAGGCGTGCACGCCGTGAACCACGGCGACTACATCATCCAGGGCGTCAAGGGCGAATTGTACCCCTGCAAGCCAGACATCTTCGATGCCACCTACGAGCGCGTGGAGGATTGATGCCGAGCGACCGCGAGAACGTGCTCTCCGCCCCATGTACGTGCGGCAGCGGGAAGCCCTACAAGGACTGCCACCAGGCCGTGCCGATCGCCACCAGCGGCAACGGAACGCCTCTGCCAGGGCGATACACGGCTCCATACCCAACCCCCTTCCAGGGGGAGACCCAGAGCATCCCGGCGCTCCAAGAGCCGGGACTAGTCGGGGTCTCCAAGCCGCCGGTCACCCGCAAGCTGGATCTTGCCAGTGGCCAGTCGCCCAAGGACGGCTACGAGGGCGTCGACATCTGGCCCGGCGCCCAGCACGTCGTCAACCTCCAGGCGTACCCATGGCCGTTCGAGAACGAGTCGGTCCTCGAGATCCACTGCTCGCACTACATCGAGCACATCCCGATGGAGTACGTCGACCACTGGCCGAAGTTCCACGACGTGGATCGCGATCTCTACGATCGCAAGGACGCGTTGTTTGCGTTCTTCGACGAGTGCTATCGCATCCTCGTCCCCGGCGGATGGATGCACGTCACCTGGCCCTCGCATCGCTCGGACCGCGCGTTTCAAGACCCGACGCACCGGCGCTTCATTCCCGCACAGACCATGATCTACATGGCCGAGCAGTGGCGGCGCGACGCGAAACTCGACCACTACGCGGTCGACTGCAACTTCGCCGTGACGTGCAACCCCACGATCTCCGAAGAACTTGCTCTCCGCAATCCGGAGGTGGCGAACAAGCAGATCAACAACTACTGGAACACCACCGTCGATTGGGTGGCGAAACTCCAGAAGTTGCCGCGGTTGCCGCCGAAGACCTGATTTCTGGCGACACGGGAAGGATAGCCTGGCATCCTCGAAGTTAGGCCCAGTCGGAATGAGCCACACGTCAGGACTGAGCGACAATGAAGATCGTCCACCACAAGCCATATGCCCGCGGGGTCTCGCAGTTGATGTACGTCGGCGACAGCGAGGCTGTCGACAAGGCGCTCATCGAGAAGAAGGTGATCGGCCTCGGATTGGCCGCGTTCGTATTGTGGCTCCTCGTCACCGAGAAGCCGAGGCTGTACAGGTCATGGTAGCCGGCGGCAATCCTCAGCGCCGGACTTCGGGCAAATCTTGGCTGGCATCCGGCCGCCTTCCTGAGCGCCGGACCTCGCAGGTTAGAGCGACCGACAGGTAGCCCATGCGCCTGCTTATCCGCTACTTCGCAACCACAGACGACTCGCCGACCGGCAAGGTCTCCCTCGAGTACCTGAAATCGCTCCTGCGCATCGCACCGGTGCGCGTGGGATCGATGACCGGCATGTTGTCGGGCGCCTGGGAACCCTACGCTCAGTTGCTCGCCACGCCGCTCCACGCGCGCTACGTCAACATCGTGTGCTGCGCCTCGAGCCGCTGGTCCTGGGTGCAGAACGTGCCCATGACGAACTCCAAGGGCCAGCGCGACGGCGTAGCCAGCGGGCGCCAGGAACTCTACACGGCCGGTGTTCACAACGTGCTCCTGACACCCTCGTTCCCGGTGGACCCCTACGCGATCGCCACCGCCGCGCGGTACGAAGCCGTGGTGACGCCGACCGACCGGTACATGCCCATGTGGCACAAGCACGCGATCGACACGACCGTGATCCCAATCCCGATCTCGAACGATATCGACCACGCCCGCCTGCGGAGCGCGGTCACGCCTGCCTGAACAACTCCAAGGAGACTCTGAGATGATGAAGACTCCGACGATGGGACAGATCGTGCTGTTCCACTTCCACGATCGCGAACGCAAGGCGCTTATCACTCGTCCTGCGGTCGTTGTCGTCCCTCCCGATGACAGCGGTGTGAGTTGTGGCCTGTATGTAATGTGGTGGCCGACCGACAGCCCGCAGCGGGGACACCGAGACATCGGCACCATGTTTGTCGACTTTTATTTGCCAGCCGTGGCCGCGACTACTGCGGCCGGCAGAATCCCGGCTGATTACACGTGGACGTTCAGGCCGGAGGATCTATGAAGATTCCAACGATGGGGCAGATCGTGCTGTTTCACTTCCGCCTGGGCAGATCGCAGCGCTTGTTCACGAGGCCGGCATGCGTCATCGCCGCCGAAGAAACTGGCCACTGTGACCTGAACGTTTTCTGGGGCATGGCGGAGTATCTCGACGCGCGTACGGACCGTGCGCTCAGACCACTGGTCGTCGATGTCATCATCGCGCCCGACGGGATACCGTTCAATCGCACGTGGACGTTCCGGCCGGAGGATCTATGAAGGTCCGCTACTACGGCCACCTCGGCAAGCCCACCGGCTACGGCGACGCCGCCGGCGAGTTCTGTATGAGCATGCTCGAGGCTGGGATCGACCTCGAGATCTCCACCGACGCCAAGCAGTGCCCGAGCCGGTTCTTGCCACTGGCACCTTTCATCCGGGACGTGAACGAGGACAGCGCGGACGTGGACGCGGTCATCATCCACACGCTGCCGGTGAGTTGTGGCGACGTCCTGGGCGCCGTCGGTCATCTGTGCAAGGGTGCGCCGCGGATCGCGTACACGACCTGGGAGGGGTTCTCACCGATCTCGCATGCGGTCGCCGAGGCGCTTGGTCCGTTCGACGCGATCTGGGTGCCGAGCAAGCAGACCTGCCATGCGATGAGGTTTGGGCCGGGTGACTTCGACCTCGCCAAGCGCGTCGAGATCATTCCGCACGCCTACGACCCGGCGACCAGCGCGCGCCATCGCGGATGGCGGCCGGATAGCGGCCTTCCACCGGCCAGCGCATACAACTTCTACTACATCGGAGCCTGGAATCGCCGCAAGAACGTCGAGGGCCTCATCCAGGCGTATATCCGCGCGTTCGGTGGGCACCACGACGTCCACCTGCACGTCCATTCGGTGGGGGCGCCGCAAACGGCGGGGCGGTTTGCGGCGATCACGACAGGCGTACCCCAGGAGCAATGGCCGCCCATGTCATTCTCCACCCACCATCTCGCGGATGACGAGCTCGACGCGCTTCATCAGGGCAGCCACTGTTTCGTCACCGCGACCCGGGGCGAGGCGTGGAACCTCCCCGCCTTCGAGGCGATGCTGGCCAGGCGGCACATCATCGCGCCCAAGGGGCAGGGGAGCGACGACTTCCTCGCGAACACCTCGGCGGACCGCTACCGGTGCGAGCTTCGGCCGGCCGGCGGCGAGATCCGCACGGTGTCGATGGACCCCGCCACCGGCACCGGCCGGATGCAGTACATCGGCGCGCAAGGGATGTCCGTGCACGATGACTGGCACGACCCGGACCCATCGCAACTCGCGATCGCGATGCGCCGCGCGTATCTCGAGCGCATCACCAGCCTCAGACTCGACTACGACCCCTCCGACCGGTTCTCGCGCAAGGTCGTCGGGGCGAACATCTACAACGCAATCGCGAGCATGAAACGGAAGACCCCATGAGCGACAACCCCCGGATGCAGAATACCATCGATAAACTGTTCTATACCAACGGCACCGAAGACGCGGACGGTCAGGTCCTGCTCGAGTGCGTCGTGCTGATACGAGGCGGCTCGCAGGCCATGCAGGGCGTCTTGTCGAGGCAGCCAGATGGCATCCTGAAGATGCTTAGCAAGCTCGGAGAGAGCAAGAACGGCATCGACCGCGTCGACCACTTCATCGAGCAGTTCTTCGAGTGGGAGGACGTCGTGCTGATTGGGGTCGTGCGCGACGTTACGGTGAAGGGCGACCTTCCTGTCCTGCGCTCATCGATCCTGGCGGTCTAGTCCTCGTCCTCGTCGTCCTCTTCATCTTCGTCCTCGTCGTCGCCATCATCGGGCGACATGGCATCGAGGAGATCTCGCTCGATCACCAGCGCGAGCTCGTCGATCCGGCCGTGGCACCACGCGGTGTATGCGGCCGACTCATCGCCGCCGGCCTCTTTGATGTCGGATGCGATGCCCGGGACCGCGACCCACTTCCGCTGTTCGCGCGCGGTCCTCAGCGGCGCGCACACCTGCTCACACTCTGCCAGGATGACCTGGTGCATGGAGGCGTCGGACGCCTTGACCTGACGCTCCAACGCGTCGAGGTCGATGTCCCGCTTGTATTTGGCGACGCGCTCCTCGCGCCCCATCAGGTAGAAGTCCCAGTACCCGTCTTTGATTCGTGGCATGCGGCGATCATACTTGACTCGACGCCATCACGTCAGTATAGGTTTGTAACACATGGCCGACGCGAACGATGACAGCCTAGACCTGGAGGACCTGCTCCAGGTGCGCGTCAGCAAGGCCGCGAAGGATGTCATTCGCGAGCTCGGCAAGAAAGCCGGGCTGAAGCCGAGCTCGATGGCACGCGTGCTGCTGTACAAGGCGATCGGCTTCTCCCCGGGGCCGGCCAAGGGGAAGAAGTCATGATCCGGAAGCTACTCGGTGGTCCACGCCAGCCTCCGCCTCCACAGCAGCGCCCATGGATCCGCGGCACGGTGGGCGAGGTGCCCTGTCCGCACTGCGGCAATAAGAACAACTTCACCGAGCTCGACTCCCAGCAGCTGCTGGACACCGGCCACAAGGTCGCCTGCGACAAGTGCCACCGCATGATGGAGGTCTGCCAGATCGCCATCGTGAAGGTGATCGGCGTGCGCGCGGCCGATGGCGTCGAGAGCCAGAACCCACACAACCAGCCTGCGAGACAGGCGTTCACGTTGTCCCCATCGCAGGCACGACGCCTGCTGAGGTGATTCACCGATGTCTGAGATCTTGAGACGCGCAACCATCGATGTGCTCGAGGAGCGCCATCGCGACGAACTCGAGCGCATCAAGGCGGACCGCGATGCGCTCCGTGATGAACTCGACGCTCATCGGGAAGCGATCCGGAATAGAGTGGCCACCACAGGTGGCGGAAGGAATCCAATGAAGCGGTATGTGATTGTTGGTAACCAGAATTACGGCCTCTACTTCGGCCAGATCGAAGCTGACGACAATGAGATCGTCGCAACCAAGAGCGTTCGGATGCTGAACTGCCAGCACATCGCAAAATGGTACGGACGTACTGGCGGCATCACGTCGTTGGCCGCGTATGGTCCATGTGGTCCGAATGCGAAGAATTCTCGTGTCGGAGCTGCGGCGCCGAGCGTACTACTCACCGGCATTGTCAACGTTCTGGACTGCACCCCAGAGGCGATCTCGAACTTCTCGAAGATCGAGACCAGTGAAGGCTGAGTCCGGCTACGGCTCCGGCTCCGGCGACGGCGACGGCTACGGCTCCGGCTACGGCGACGGCGACGGCTCCGGCTACGGCGACGGCTCCGGCTACGGCTCCGGCTACGGCTACGGCGACGGCTCCGGCTACGGCTACGGCTCCGGCTACGGCTCCGGCTCCGGCTCCGGCTACGGCTCCGGCTCCGGCGACGGCGACGGCTACGGCTCCGGCTCCGGCTACGGCGACGGCGACGGCTCCGGCTACGGCTCCGGCTACGGCTACGGCGACGGCTCCGGCTACGGCTCCGGCTCCGGCTACGGCTACGGCGACGGCTCCGGCTCCGGCGACGGCGACGGCGACGGCTACGGCGACGGCTAGAGGTCATCGCGGCGACCTGACAGCCCCGACCGTCGCGTTGACCCCGGCGACGTCACGATTGCGAACCACCACTATCTGAGGTCTGAGATGCCCCCGAGACGCCGACCGGAACGCCAGCCGGTCATCCAACAACCGCCCAACGAGGATGCCACTGTGCGCGACTACGTGATGGCACGTGTCGCGGCGGCGCAGACGCTCGCCAAGGACGCCGAGGCCGCGCTCCACGACCTCATGGGGTTGTTCCTGTCGCCGGACGAGGACCGGGACGGGGAGAAGCGCGCCGAACTTCTCCAGGAGGCGCTCGAGTCGTTCGGCGGCGCCACGCGCGCACTCGAGGACGCGGAAAAGAGCATCGTCGACATCGACCCGGCCGAGGGCGAGCCGTGGGAGGATGAGTAGCGTGGCGGCGAACACCGGACGGTCCGTCGAGGCCGAGATTCACTACACGGTCGACCTGGCAAGCGGGCCGCTCGACCTCCGCATCCGAGGAGTGGAGTTCAAGGCAAAAGGCGGCGAAGACATTCTCGTGATCAGGCGCCAGATATTGTCGGGCAGCCTCATCGTCGACACGAAGATCGTCGCTATCTTCGGAGGCCCCGGATTCTACGACGGCACCGAGGAGATGCTGCGCATTCGCAGCTTCATGAACAACGGCGGCGTGATCGGCATCAGCAAGGAGTTGTCGTGGTGACCGAGGACAAGACGCAGTATCACGTCACGTTCAAGTACCCAGTTCGGGTGAAACTGAGCGGCGTGAGCACCATGGTGTACGCGATCGATGCGACGCTCGGTGAGCACACCGGGACCGAGCAATCCCTTCACCCGCACACGCTGTACCTCCATGCCAAGACCGTTCGGTTCACTGGCACGATCTCGGTGCCGTACGACAACATCGCCGGGCGCATCGCCCAGGCGTTCACGGTGGGCAAATGATCAACATCGTCATCCTCGCCCAGGGCACACAGAAGCGACTCGGGAACGCGTGTGGCCCCAAGCAACTGCTGTCGCTGGCCGCGTGCGTCGGCGCCCCTATCCTCGTACGCACGCTGCGGCAACTCGGAACCCTGGCTGCCAGTCACGACATCGACATCACCGTGGTCACCTGGAAGGATGTATGGGTCCAACTGGTGATGCGGTTCGCGGACGCGCAGGACAGCGCGAATCACGTCGAGCTCGCCGATCCCGGCAACTCCTCCCTGAAGGGGATCGCCCGCTATCTCGCGCAGCGGGACAGCACTGAACCTCAGAACCCCGAGGACCGGACCATCGTGCTCCTGGGGGACGTCTGCTACTCCTGGGCGGCCCTGAACGCGCTCCTGCTGGCCTCCAGAGAGCACGGGTTCGTCGGGACCTCCAACCTCTCCGAGAGCGGCGGCGAACTCTGGGGCGTGGCCTGGAAGCGCAAATTCGAGGACCAGATGCTCCGCGACCTGGGCGACGCACTCCTGCGTCACCCGCCGTTCGAAGATGAGTACCAGCCGGGGCAGATGCGTCGGTGGATTCTCGGCTGGCGCAAGGGGTCGCTGGCCGAGCGCGTGGATCGCCTGCGCCGGAGCGGGCTCTACTTCGATATCGACGACTACACGATGGACGTGGACCTTGCCGTCCACATCCCCAAACTCGCAGAGTCCAGCGTCCTGGCCAGGGAGGACGACATCAGGAACGGCATGACCTGGAACTCTCCGCCGCGATAGAACAACGGAAGCTCGCCGGTCCCGCCTGCAGTTTGTTAGTCCGACGGCAACGTCAGCATCACTGCGCGAGGACTCGGAGGAGGTGGTTCGATTCCACCACGCGGCACAGGCTGGGCGGCTTTTTGGTTGCTGTAGCGGCCTAATAATGCAGAGGTAACCATCGTGAGTTTGCAAACGCCACGTAGCGCGTGCTGACAGCCGGGAAAGACCGGCAACTCAAGGGTGGCTCGGAGCCCTGTTTCCGACGACGAGTCTCGAGCGTTCTTATCCGAGACGTGGGGTTAGTTTGCTTGCCGAGACGTGGGTGGTAAACGATACGAGCCCGACCCCGAGACGGGACAAGGCGGGTGTTTCGAAAGGAGTCTGTGATGTTGACGCTGCGAGCATGGTTGCTTGGCGCTGTGGCGCTGAAGGTTCTGTCTGATGTCGTCGATGCGATCGGCCGTTCAGTTGACGTTGCGATTCGAGTGGCCGACAGGAAACCGCTGCTGGATTCCGTCGACAACATCAAGCACAACCGCATCCTGCTCTGCGGCGAGGAGCGCCAGTGGGTGAGCGGGACGGAAACCGAGATCGACGAGGCGGCCACCCGCATGGCTCGCCGCACCAAGCAGTGCGTCACCGTCGCGGTGGCGATCGCGCACTACCACCGGCGCGGTTGCAAGGATCTACCCGCCGGTGGTCTCGACGTCGTGGGGAATTGATCCATGGCCGACTACACGATCACCTTCACGACCGTCGACGACGTCAGGTTCCCGGGCCGATGCATTCTCATCGGCGAGGTCGGCGGGATGCGCTTCTACGCGGCGTTCCATAAGCGTCGGCAGCACGCCGAGGACGCCATTCGTAAGGCGTTCTCCGAGGCGTACGCGGCTGCCGGATCCGGCAACTGAACCCCACGGAGCACACGATGATCGACGAGTTCAACTCCGACCTCACTGGATGGGCGCGCTTCAGCGACTGCCGCACCATGCGGTTCCGGCTCGCGCGCTCGCTGACGCCGTCGAGCCTGCTTGTAGCCGACGGGTCTGTGGTTGTGCACGACTACACGATGGGAGGCAGGTTCCAGGGGGTCGGGTTCAGGAGCGCCGTGTTCTGCATGCTCAACCCGAGCAAGGCCGACGCGTTCCGCCCGGACCCGACCGTCACGCGAGGCATGGCGTTCGCCCGCCGGTGGAATTGCCAGTTGTACGAGGCGGTCAACATCGAGCCGCTCCGCTCCACCGATCCGAAGGCGCTCTACTCCTGGACCGACAGCGATCGGAACCACGAGGAGAACCTCCAGCACATCCTGTCGGCGTGCCGTCACGCCACCATCGTTGTTGCCGGCTGGGGCACCCACGGCGATTACCGCGGTCGCGGGCGCCAGGTCCGCACGTTCCTGGCCGACCACGGCATCAGGCTCCATCATCTGGGGTTGACCAAGGACGGGCACCCCAAACACCCGCTATACCTGAAGGCGGACACCGAACCCACCGAATGGAGGATCTGATGCGCGACATCCTCGGAGAACGCTTGGAGCGCTGGGACGCCTACCTCGACGGCAAGATCACACTGGAGGAGGCGTATTGCGAGGACTTGCCACTGGCAAGATATCGCCTCGCGGATGGCGACGACGGGATGGAGTTCGACTGGAACGACGAGGACCGCGTTCGCGACGCTGACAGGCAGTCGGAGGTCACCCTCGCCGTTTGCTCGTCACCGCTTGTCACCGCGACGCGCGCGCTCGCCGCGTACAAGGTGAACGACACCTCGGAGCATGCCGAGCTCAGCCGGTACGTGAGCGTCGGCCTGAACGCCGGGATGGCGATGGAGCAAGCCTCGAGTTGGGCGCTCGAGGTGTTCTGGGCCAGCGACAACCGCCGCCCAGCGCTCACCTGCTCGGTCATCCCACCGGAGAGCCAGCGGTTCCGCGTCGCCTGCAACACGGTGGTCGCCGCCGTGGCCGCGGGGTCGTTCGTTGCATCCGGTGGCCTCGAGTGGCTGGCGTGGATTCTGCTGCACTGGAGGATGTGGTGAGCGACGCCGACACCGCGATCGTGCTGTTGTACTGGGCCATCACGGGATCGATCCCGGATACAGAGTGCCCGTTGGCCAGAGCGGCCATGTGGAGCAACCACTACGAATGGGAGCGAGACCGCGTTCCGCAATGGGTCGACATCGGAGGCGAGTCATGAGCGAGGACTGGAGTATCCGCTGTATGGACTGCAGTGAGACACACGGATTCAGCGATGCCAACCACATGTCCAGGGAGATGGCCATCCTATGCAAGCACGCTGCTCAGATCGTCGCGCTGAAACCACTATCTGACGATCTTGGCACCACGCTGAACTTCCACCTCTCTGGCTGCTACGGCGGGATCAGCATCGACTGGTTCGCAAAACACGCCGGTCATCGGATCGTCCCGTACTCCGAATACGGCAACTTCATGGATCAGTGCCACGAGTACGTCAGTTGCACGTGCGGCTCGTCGAGCCGATGCACGAAGCAACCAGACCACGAAGGCGACCACGACATCACCCCGAGAAAGTGAACTCATGAGCGTCACCACAGACCTGCTCGGCAAGCGCGTCACGGTACGCAAGTACACCCGGGGCACGGCGCCGCTCGACGGCTCCTGGGAGGACTGCAGCGGCATCGTGCGCGCAGTCTCCATCGCTCAAGGCGAAGGCGAATACGTGGGCCGTGGCCCAATGTCGTTCCACCTGCTCATCGAGACGGTATCTAACACCAAGGGATCCGAGCGGGGTCCGACGCGGCTATTCGTCGCCGACGTGACTCACGACGAGGTGCACGTGGTTCCCAGCGATGACCTCACCGACTTCGGCACGGAGCCATGACCAACCCCTGGTTCAACAGCATTCGGAAGTGGTGGTACCGACGCCGCATGCACCCGGAGTGCGTGCATGACCAGTTGGTCATCTGGAGCGGCGGGATGGCCGCGCACGGCGCATGCACGAAGTGCTATCCGAGATTGATCTGGCTCCGCGATAACGACACACCGAAGGCGGTACTAATCCAATGACGAAGAGATCCGTTTCCACTGACGCACTCGACACCCTGGGCACGCTGATCGACGACAAGCAGAAGCGCGACGCCATCCACCTTGCCGTGGAGCCTGTCGTCGCAGGAGAGGATGGACTCCTCGGTGGCAACCACATCACTGTGCGCGATGGAGCGGCATTCTATTGCCGACCTGGTGATCCGGAGGCGCTCGGCATCGTCGACCCGTTCCTCACCGTACCGATCAAGAAAGGCGAGCGGTTCTGGTTCGTGATGTACCCCCGGATGGTGCACAGCCTCCGTCACGTGTGGACACACCCAGCGTTCCCCGATGAGGTTCAGGTCGCGCTCGACAAGGTAGCCGGCGAACGCAAGGCGGAGTCCGAGCGGTGGCTTCGTGAGCACATCGAGGTCGCTGGGTTCGACTACGACTACATCATGGGGGAGATCAAGCAGGTGATCGGCGAGCTCGACGTGGGCGGCGTGCACGATTTGGGCTGCTGGGGTCTATCGTCGGGGTCAAGCCACAGCTTTTACCCGCCGGATGATTTCTGGATGCATGCGGAGATCGTCCTCGGCATCAAACTCTCGAATCATCCATCGTACTTCGCGTGTTCATGCTGACCTCGTGATCGTGATGGTGTCAAACCAGACCGGCATCGAGGTCGGGCTTCTCGCCATGAAGCACCCGGGCTCGATGTTCCCACGACCGAGAACCTCGCTGGCTGGATCCTATCTCGCATCGGCTGGGCCGCGCATTTTGTCGTTCGCGGTCCGCGTCTTCGAATCATCGACGACGTGGTGCGAGGTGAAGTACGCCGACATCAGCCTCCTGGAGGCGCACTACTTCCGCACCGGCGAGCTTGCTCGATAGCTTCGGCATCGAGACATGACGGCTATGCATTGGCGCGAATCCTGGCGGGCTGACCCCGTAGCTCGGCGGATCGCCGATAACCACTACAACAGGCAGAAGGTCGGCGCCGACCAGTTCGTGCCGCCTGGTCGATGCGTCGTGCTCGTCATCGATGCAGCAGCTCTGTGGATCACGTCGTGGCCGTTCGCCGAGTACGTCAAGCACGCGTGGCGCGGCGCGTGGGTGTGCTCGGCGTTCAGAAACGAGCGCCCCGACCTCCACCTGTCATCCGCGCTCATCATCGAGGCGCTCGCGGCGACGCGGTTCTACTGGGAACCGCCGCCCGAGGGCATGATCACCTTCGTCGATCGCGACAAGACGAAGCGCAAGCGCGATCCAGGGCGCTGCTTCCTCAGGGCCGGCTTCCATCGCAGCGGATCGGCGGCGTGCTGCGCATCGAAGCCCGTCGCGCTCCACATTGCCCCCGATGGCATTCCGCCGTCGGTGCAGCCCATCGGCGCGCAGACCTTGCTCAGCCTCGCGCCGCGCGTATACTAAATAGTTATTTAGTATCTTCGTTCTATGGAACCCATGTGATTTCAAGGAGTTACGAGACATGAACAGGGACAACGCAGAGGACGTGGCACTCGACGAGGTCAAGCAAGCCATCAAGCGGCTCGATGCGGCCCATGCCGACCTCGCCAGCACCACGACGCGCAGAGCTGTTGCCTCGCAGGCATGGGACCAGGCCCAGGCGCACCTCCATCGCGCATCCGCCGATGAGAGTCGAGCTCGCGACGAGATCGCCGAAGCGCGGCTCGCTGGTCGACAACGCGTTCAGGGAGGCACCATGACCGAGATCAAGCAGCTAAAGCGCGATGTGATTGCGGCGCGCGCGGCGCTAGCCGACCTGAACTGGGCGACGCAGCACGACCGCAGAAGTTACTGCGATGCCATCGTGAAAGTCGCCCGACTGGAAGAGGCTCTAGTCGATGCTGTCCTCGCGGAACCGGAGCCGCTCAAGCCATGAACCGCAAACTTCCGCCCGAGGTCCTCACTTTCATCGCGGAGCGGCTCGGCAAGCGCAAGCCGCCGCCGTTGCGCTGGCTCCGCGTGCTCGCCAACCATCCCGCGCCGGTGGTCCGCGAGGGCGTGGTGTATGGCTTGGCGCCGCACCTCGACCACTTCATGGTCCGCGAGGTCATCAAGCGGATCGCCTACGGCGACGAACACCCGGCCGTGCGCACCGCGGCCCAGGAGGCGCTCGAGTGACGTCCGCCGAGATCGATGCCTTCGTCCTATCCCAGTCGTACGAGCAGCCGCTGCGGTTCAACGACGTCTACATCGGGCTGCGACACAGACTCGGCCACCTCACGCCGGACCGAAGGAAGATCGACCGGTCACTGCAGCGGCTGCGCAAGGCTGGGAAAGCGTTCTTCGCCAAGGGTCCCGGCGGTGGATGGCATAGGAAGGCACCATCCCAAGGAGCATGACAGTGGCAAGCGAACCCATCAACATCACCGACCTCAAGCGACTCCTCGCGGAGATAGTGCTGGGCACATGGAAGACCCGAGAGTCGGAGGACGGCACCGGCATTGTCAATGTATTTGACGATGACATCGTGTTTGACGTGGCCGACGACCTCTACCCCTCCGACGCGGCTGTCATCGTCGCCTTGGTCAACGCCGCGCCGGTGCTACTCGCGATCCTTGAAGCTGGGAAGGCATGGGAGGCTGCATGCAACGAGTGCTTGAAGGCGGCCGACGAGTGGACGTCATCCTCCTCAAGCGCGTCAGCGGTTCGCGTGGTTAACGCCGAGCGAGATCTCCTTGCCGCGCTCGCCAAGGTGACCCGATGAGCGATGATGACGAACTCGTGCCCTTCGATTCGCGATGCCCGTACTGTCGTGGGCCATCCGACGCAGGTGAGTGCTTCGACGGAACCGAATTCCGCTGCGGCAACTGCGGTCGAGATGTAGTCGCGAGACTGTACGGCGATAGCCATGGTCAGTTGATCTACCTGCTCGATAGGCCATGGAACGCAGGCGAGCCAACGCGTCGCCAGACCATTCGCTCGCGACGCCGGGCCGCCAAGCAGCGCAGGGGGTGGACGTGAAAGACCCCGTCGTCGCGTTCCTCTTCGGAATGCTGGTGAGCGCGCTGGTGGTCGTCGCGACCTCCACGCTCACGAAGTCCACCGGGACGTCACCCAACGTCCCCAACCTCATTCTCGAGCAGCGCACCTCGCCCGGCGAGTGCGTTCGAGCGCCGGGCGGAACCCGCACGGTGCGCTTCTATGGAGACTGGTGACATGCGGATCATTCGCCACTACTTTCGATCAGCCGGCAACGGCTGCATGTGCGGCATGGGGCACGACCATCCTTGGCACCAAGGCGTCACCGAAGAAGACGATGCCGAGTACGAGCGCGCTTGCAAG